TCTAAGATGATTCAAAAGATTCATTGGGCTACTGCATGGTTTGACTTAAGTTTACAGTATGCTAGAAATCATAATAAATATGTTCCTAAGAAGAAAGATTTTGAAGCTACTTATGATATGAAACATCGTATCAGTAAACGACATTACTATATTACTCGTATGTCTCACTTTGGCGTGATGCCGGTAGACTATAATGTTATTCGTAGGATTGGCGGTGCAGAACTTGAACGTATGTCACAACGTATTCCATTGTTATATGGTTTTACTCATACAGAAAGTAAAGGTAAAGCTAAATGGGTTAAGATTGTAATGCATGTGGTTCAAGCAATTATTGCAGTTGTAGCCTTTGTATTGTCATTACCTTCAGGTACATCATCCCTTCCTGCAGGTGCAGCAGCTATTGCAGTTATTGAGGCTTTAATTACTGCTGCAGCAATTTCCCTTGTAGTACAGCTAGCATTAAAATACGTGTTAATCCCTTTATTAAAAATGCTAGGATTAAATGGTATTGTAGCTATGATTGTTGCAATTATTATTTTAATTGTTGCAATGTATCTTGGTGGGCAGATTCCTAATGGACAATCTGTTTTACCATATGGTTCAGAAGTTGGTAAACAAACTGCTACACAAATTAGTTCGGAAGTTGTTAAAAGCACTGGTTCGGTAGTAGATTCTATAATGAGTTCTATCAATGAAACTATTAATACTTTTACTACTAATTTATCTACACTTGCTAAAGCTGCAAGTGGAGTTACTACAGATACTATTGCTCAAAGTATTCAACAAGGTTTAACAAATGCTGTTAAAGAATTAACAAGCATGTCTGCATATAAAGCTTTAGGTATGCTTTCTAATGCAGGTCTTCAAGCGATTAATTCAAATAATGCAGATAAAATGAAAGCTATTCAAACACAATCTGAAGAAGAGACTGCAAGATATAATGCAGCACAACGTGAATTAGAAGAGCTACAGGAAACAATTAAGAATGCATCTTATGATGTTAAGGCAGTGTTGGAAGCACAGAGAACCAGATTTAGAATGTATGACCCAACAGCATTCTTAATATCAAATACTACACCGGATACGTATTCGACAACATTCGATTATTTATCTAATTTTATTAACATGAAACTAAACGTAGACCCTGCTACTACAGACGTAGCAATGACACCTGACTTTAGTTTCGCTAATCCTTATAAAACAGCATAGAGGTAACTATGGATTTATGGGCAAATAGATTTAATCCTTCTGGATTTCTAACTACTACTGGTACATATGGTACACGTTCTGTAGATAACGGTTTAGGAAATTTTTGGGGAGCTTTTGGTGATAATTACCAAAATAATTTTAATGGTGGAGCATTATCTACTGCATTAGGTAACAATGGATTAAAAGTTGGTAATGATTTTAATGATGCTGGTTGGATGAACTTCCTTCAGCAACAAAATCAATTATCTTTGAATGATAAAGGTAATGCAGTTCTTGGTTCAGCATTCCAGAATCAACAAGCTTATGATGCATTAAAACTTCAATACCAGAACGGTTTAAAGAACGGTACTATTAGTGCTAATGGTTCAACTACTCTAAATGGTACTGACCAATTCGGTAACAAAACATTTGCAGGTGGTACTGGATTACAATGGGCTGGTTTTGGTGCTAACTTAGGTTTAGGTTTATGGGGTGCATACCAACAACATAAACAAACTAAACTAGCTCAACAAGCATTTGAAGAACAAAAAGCTTTACAAAGAGCTAACTATAAAATGCAAGCTAAATCGTTTAATAACAGTCTTAGAAATCAACAATCTGGTAGAGGATTTGTTGGTATGTCTGGTTCAGCTAAACGTACATTAGGTCGTGAATACGATGCAAGAAAAGCAGAGGAAACTTACTAATGGCAATCGAGTGGAAACCTATTGAAGGTGGATTTGGTTCAGTTATGGAAACAGCTTTAGCTCAGTCTAAACAACTCGCTCCACAACAAATAGATATTACACAAGGTTTCGGGGGTAGATTTGTTACCCCTGAAGAATATTATACAGCAAAAAATAATGCTGCTTTATCTGCATTAGATATTGAACCAACAGAACAAACAAGTGCATTAGGTGCTCTTGCATCAAATAAACAAGATGTATTATCTCGTCCTACACAAGAAGTATCACCTTCATCCGTAGCTTCATCTATTTCTAATGTAGTAGCAGGTACTCCAAACAAAGGGAAATACTCTGCACTCTATGGAGAAAACTTTAATAAGTATGCTCCAATGATTGTTAAAGAAGCACAAGCTCAAGGTGTAGACCCTAATACATTATTGTCTATGACGTATATTGAGTCTAAGTTTGACCCTAATGCAGCAAATAGTGCTTATGGTGGTTTGCATCAAATTAGTAAATCTCAGCATAGTAAATGGGCTGACCCAGAGTACAATACTCGTGAAGCTTTAAAATTATATAAAGCAAATGAAGCTTATGCTCGTAAACAAGGTATTACATTTGATGTAGGAAATGCTTATTTATTTCATCAACAAGGTTTAGGTGGAGCTACAGCTTTATTAAAAAATCCTAACCTATCTGCTGCAGAAGCTTTAAAGAAAACTTCTCAATGGAAAAATAAAGATGTATCTTGGATTAATAAAAACGTTATCGAAGCTAATGGTGGTAGAGCCGGTATGAGTGCTACTGAGTTTGCTAATCTATGGCGTAATAAAGCTAACGAAGTATATGCAAACGTTAGAGGTAGAGAAGCTCAACTCGGTGGATGGGCTAATTATTTAAATAATAGAGGTTAGTATGGCTGAAATTAAATGGTCAAATGTAGATGGTTCTGCTTTAAATGGTGCAGTATCTAATGCTAATAGTGCAGTAAATAACTACGTTAGAACTCTTTTTGGTATTGGTTCAAATGTAGAAGACTTTACTGATAAATTACAAAAGCGTTCTGATGAAACTGCAAAATGGAATCGTAACCAGAATACACAACAAATTATTAGCAAAATGCATGNGTTCTGCTTTAAATGGTGCAGTATCAAATGCAAATAGTGCAGTAAATAACTACGTCAGAACTCTTTTCGGTATTGGTTCAAATGTAGAAGATTTTACTGATAAATTACAAAAGCGTTCAGATGAAACTGCAAAGTGGAATCGTAATCAGAATACACAACAAATTATCAGCCAGATGCATAATGCTGATAGTCTTGATGCAATGAACCAACTACAAGCACAAGGTATCGGCAATGCTCAAAATGCCCTTAATCAATTTGGTGGACAAGTAGATTTAGCAGCATTAAACGAAGCAAAAGCTACGTGGGCAACTGATACAGAAAAACGTGCATCTGCTAAAGATAGTTTATTAGATTATTCACCTGAACAGAAAGAGCTTATGTCTGAAATCCAGAATGATATTCTTACTGGAAATATTGAAGCTGCTCAAGCTAAGTTAAACACAGGTAAATTTAGTAATAAACAAAAATCTGACTTAGTAAATAGTGTTTACAAAGCTCAAGAAAATAATAAAGAGTTTAACCTTAAGTATGCAGATACTGCCGGTAAGTTTGCTAACTCACAGCTTGAATATCAAAAAGCACAAGCTGAAGTTAAAAAATATGAAAACGAGTTTCTTGCTGCAAACGATGATACTTCTGTATCAAGAGCTTTATTAGCAAAAGACCCTACTTACCTTAAATTACTTGGTAATGTCGAAGCATTAGGTCAAACCACTAACTTAATTAAATCTCAACTTGATATGTATGGTTCAAGTAAGATTCTCAATGGTGGTCAATATGCTCCAAAACTTCCTACTGATATTACTCCATCTGTAGGTTCTGGTTCAGTTGAACCAACAGCTTCAGCACAACCTACTCAAGAAGCTGTAGCAGCTCAACAAGCTTTGAACCAAGAAAATCCTAATACTGTATCTAGTGTAGCAGAACGTGTAGCACAAATTGCTGCAAATCCTAAAGCACAAGCTACTAAACCAAAAACAGAAGATGATTTTAAAGATACCCTTGCTGATTCTGGTTTTAGTGACCGTACTGGTAGTACTATTCCAGAAGGATTACAGCCTACTTTCAATAAATTAATTAATGGAGATATTGATATAAATTCTGCGGATGGCAAGAAAAATCTAGCATTATTGGAAGCTTCTATCAATGATAGAATTAAAGCATACAATAAACGTACTGGCAGTAATATTCAATCTGTTACTCTTCCTACAACACAAGTAGGTTTAGCAGATTGGAAAAGAAAAATGGCAACTCGTAAAGAAGCTCTTAACCAAGAACATCAAATAGCTTTGAATGAAGCTTTTGGTATTAAACATACTAATAATCCAAATGATATTGACCCAGTAAAAAATATTCTTAAATACGCTTTATCCGAAAGTCAGTATTCAAAAGATGATGCTAAATACCAAACTAAAGATGATGTTATTGAAGCCCTTAAACAAGATAAATATGCTAAACAAGGTTGGTTTGATGGTAACGATTTACAAGAACGTGCAGTTAAACTTTTAGATAGATTTGAACCAAAAGAAGTAATGCGTATTATTAATGCTGTTACATCAAATGGTACTCGTGAAGCTAATGGTTTATTCAATCCATTCGAAAATGATGAGTATGCTGCTATTGATAACTTAATTCGAAATGTAGATAAAGACCCTAATCTTCTCAATAATCTTCGTATTAAAGTGGAAGACCTCGCTAAAGAAAATGATAATAAAGTTAGCGGATTAGATATGGTAATTCCTATTGGGCAAGCAGCATCTATTGATGCTTCTGATAGAAATGCTTATGGTAAAGAGTATGTTGAATCTAAACATGCTATTAGTCGTAAAGTAAGTGCTGAAGTTAAAGCCAAAGAAGATGTAGAAGCTCTTAAACAAAAAGCTGATATTGCAAGTACTAATACTTCTATCAATAAAGCTGCAGAAGAGTTTCCTGCAGATACATTAAAAGCTTTATTAGAAGAAGGTACATTAGATACTGCTTCTCAAATTAAAGCTTATGTAGCTTTAGGTAATGAAGTTCCTAGAGATTTAGATGAAAAAGAGTTAGATAAAATCAGAAATACTCTGTTAGAATTACCGGCAGAAAAACTTAAAAAGCTGATTCAAAGTAAAGTGAATACTGCAGCTCTAAAGAAAGAAGCAGATAGTTTACGTAAAGAACTGAAAGATAAAGACTTATTAACTTCAGACCTTGAATCTAAACTCAAATCTATTAATTAACGGAGAAGTTTATGGCTGGATTTATTAACTGGAATAACATGGGAAGTATTACTGAGACTTCAGATGCTATTGATGAAAGAGAACAGGCTTTAGAGCCTGTTCAATTTGATAGTAATCTATGGACAAGTCTTGGTATTGCAAATCAACGAGCTATTACTCCAACAGCACCTACTGCATATGAACAGCGTAAAGCGTCCCTAGAAGAAGCTACAGAAAGAAATAAAGCTATCCTAGGTGATAAGTTAGCTCAAGATGCTGAGAAGCGTGATGAGCTTCTTATTGCGTCTGGTGCAGATGAAAATCAAGTTAAACAAAATAGACAGTTACAAACTGAGATTAAAAATAAAGATAGCTTGGAACGTATTGAAAACCATATTGCTTCAAAATCTGACCCATTAAACAAAGTAAGTTTCTTTGATGAAGATTTAGAGAATGCTATCCATAACTTAAGTCGTAATGAAGTTATTGAGTTATACGCAGGTAAACCAGAACTTAGAGATTATATTCTGAGCCAACAAGGTTATGCTGCAAATCAATTAGCTAAAACTGGTTTATATACTGATAAAGCCGCATCTGTATTTGGTAATGCTGCTTCTGTTGGTTTAGGTGCAGCAGGTGAAGAAGCTGCTCTATTAGATTGGGCTAACTATACTGCTAAATCTCTTACTGGTTCATCTGAAAGTGAAAAGACTAAAGCTATTACAGAAGGCTTATCTAATAAATTAAATAACCTTAGTGATGAGTACAGAGATACTGCTGCTCGTTTATCTGATGAATCTACTGCTGCAAGACAAGAACTTACTGATTGGGAATACGATAAGAAAATTGCTCAACAGAAAATTAATGGTCTTCGTGGTTCAGAAGTTAATCAAGATACTGTTGGTAGAGAATTATCTAAAGTTAAAGATGTATTGTCAGATGGTTATCAAGTTACCAAAGAAATTGCTCAAGAAGTTCCAAGTACTATTGCAACTCTTGGTGTAGCAAAAGGTATAACTTCAGGTGCTAAAGCTGTAGCAAAAGCTGTTTCTAAAGATAAGATTAAATCTAATCTTGCTAAGGAAGAAGCTAAATATATTGCAGAACAGAAAGCTAAAACTGAACTTACTGAAGATGCTATTAAAGCTACACCTGAATTTGCTAAAGCTCAGGAAGTTGCTAAGAAAAATATTGATGCAGTATTTACTCGTAAATCTCAAAAACATTCCGGTACTATTATTAAAGGATGGGAAGCTATAAGCTCTGGTGCTCAAAATGGTGTACCTGCTTATAGTGATGCAGCTTCATTTATTTTGAACCAAGATGATAAATCATTTAAAGAATCTAAAGGCTTTAAAGATTTACAGAAAGAGAATCCAGATATTACCGTAGAAGATGCTAAACAAGTATTAGCAAATAGAGCTGGTGAAGAAGCTATGCTACGTTCATTCTTCTCATCTGCTACATTAGGTGCTGCATTCTCTAATGCTGAACGTAAACTATTTGATAGATTATTCAAAGGTAAATCTTTAGCAACGATTAAAGAACGTGCTAAATCATTTGGTATTTCTGTTGGTTCAAATGCTGCACAAGAATTTGGTGAAGAAGCTTCATCTAAACTATTCTCTAACTTAGCGATTAATAATGCATTAGGTTATAAAGCTGTAGACGAATCTCGTGACGTATTGTCATCTGGTTTATATGGTGCAATCACTGGTGGTGCTACAACTACTTTAACCAATACACCTGAATTGATTGGTTCAGCTAAGAAAGCTGGTATTAATAAATTAAAAGAAATTCGTAGTGAAGTTTTAGATAATAAGAAATCTAAAAATACCGCAGAAGCTTTTGATAATTCATTTACTTCAGATGAAATCAAACAAGATGCTAAATCATTCAGAGAATCTCAAAAAGAAGCTTCTAGCATTGTATCTCAAGCTGTAGCAGGTAAACCACTTACACCAGAGCAGCAAACTCGTTTAGATGAGATTAATGAACAGAATTCTAAACTAAATGATAAGTATGAATCTGCTATTACAGAAACTGAACAACTTCTTAAAAATGTAGGTAATAAACGGTTAGCGTTAGATGAATTTGCTGAACAAGAGGATTCTAGTACTGAAGAAGGTTTACGGAAATTTATTGATATGAGTATTGATGCCCTTAAAACAGGTGGTATAACTGATGCTCAAATAGCTTCTGTAGAATCTAAATTAAGTAAAGCTTCTTTAGCTGAAAAAGCTATGCACTATAATCGTGAAGTTGATGCATTATTAGAATCTCTTCTTGATAAAAGAGATGCTCAAATTGCTGCTAAAGATGCTCAATTTAGAGGTATTGATACTCCATCTACTACTGTATCTCATGAAGATAGTTCAGTTAATCCAACTGCACTCTCTAGTATTGATGTTTCAAGCCTTAAACCAGAAGATATTCAGGTTAAGGAAGATAAAGTATCAATTAAAGGTAAAGACTTCACTAAAGATGATGTAGCCAATGCAATCGTAAATCATATTAAGAGTTTAAGCTTAGATAAAGAAATTCCTTTAGGTAAAGAAATTGAACATCTTAAATCTAGCTTAGAATCTATTAAACAATTAGAAGGTTTACATAAAGATTTAGAATCTAAAGGTATTAAACCAAACGTAAATCTTGGAGCAATGTTTAAAGCTTTAAATAAAATTACTAAAGGTTTAGATACTAATAATATTTCACCGGCTGAAGCTATTACACTTCAAGAACAAGTATTTGGTTCAAAATATAAAGGTAAAGTGAACCGTGGTTTATTACATTATGCAAAAGAAGCTGTAATGAACCAAGGCAAGTTATCTACAAATAGTAAACTTGCACTATCTAAATTTATCCGTTCACAAACTGGTAAAGCTGCAGCAGTACAAGATATGATTCGTAAAATGCGTAATGATGAGTTATCTGGTAAATTTAATCCAGATGGTTATACGTTTACTAACGAAGATACTGCATCTCAATTAACTCAATCAGGTGAAAATCATAAATTTACTTCTATTGCTCAAGCAGAAAAATATGCTAAAGCAGTTAGACGTATTCAATCTGAATTCTTAAATTTTGCTACAGATGTTGCTACTAAGAAATTTACTTTTGAACAAACTCCAGTTACAGAAGAAAAAGTTGTAGCAGCTCAAGAAACTGAATCTAAAAAACCAACTAAACCATCACGTAGTCAAGATTTGGCATCTAATCTCGGTATTCATGCTGAAGTAAAAGAAGTAGATGAACCTATTACAGATGGAGCTAAATATGTAGATGATGTAATTCAAGTAGATAAAAATTTTATCAAAGATAAAGATGATGAATTTGTTTCTAACTTAATTGCACATGAAACTATTCATGCAAAATTAAACTTGTTAGAAAAAGCTTTAGGTAAAGCTGAATACGCTAATGCATTAGAAAATATTTTCAATAAGTTTAATTCATTTACTCCACTTATGCTTACTAACAAAAACCAAGCATATTCTGGTGTAGGCGAATATAAAACTAATCCTTTTAGACGTATTGAAGAAGTTCTAGCTGAAAGAGGTTCTGCTGTATTGTCTGGTTCAAATAAACGTACTACAGCAAGCAATGGCGTAGAATTTAATACAAATAGTGTTTTACCTAAAGATGGAAAAATTAACCATATCCAAGAGTTAATTTTACTTGTTTCTAATATTTCCCCAGAGACTGTATCTGAAGCATCTAAATACTTTGATACAGCTAAACCAAAACAATCTAAGATTGATATGGTGGATGGTTTATTAGAGCATGAAATGCTTGGTGAATTTAATGGTTTAACTGGCTTATTTGATAGTATTTTAAAACTTTCTGATGAAGATACCCAATATAAAGCATTAGCATATCCAGCAATGTATTTTAATGGTTATGAAGACTCTAATTATGGGGAAGTAATCTCATCTTTAACTTATTCAGAAGAAGGTGTTACTGATACTAAACCTTCAGATAAATCTATTCTGGATATGTTTAGAGAATACAAGAAAGCAATTAAAGATACAGAAGAACAAGTAGATTCTACCTCTGTAGAAATTACTGCAGAGTCTAATGCTTCTACTGAAAACTTATTTAATTACATTGATGAGTTTAACCAAGATTTTAATGAAGAAATTAAAAGAGACCTCTCTAAACTATCTGAGACAGAGTTAGAAGATTTACTATTGAAAAACAGTAAAGACTTTAAAGCTATGGCTCTTCCTATGTATTCTGCTATTGTGGATTATGCTAGAAAAGGTAAAGAGATTAACTTCAAAACTCTATTAAATAACTTAACTCGTACTGGTAAGTTTAACCCAAATAACTTACGTTTCATCGAAACTATGATGAAAGAGGACCTTAACTGGGTAGTAGGAAATATTTTATTTAATAGATTGGTTCAAACTATTCAAGCTCTTCCTAAAGGTGAAAGCTTACATCAAGTTAAAGATGGTAGAGCTTTAGTAGATACTATGAAGAAAACTCAATTACTTAATCAAGTAGCTGATGAAGTAACTTCAAGTATTACTTCTAAAGTAAATGTTTATGCAACAAATGAAAGTTTATCAAGTATTGCAGTAAATAAAGATAACCAAGCTAAACTACTTAGCCTTATTCATCAAAATTTACAAACTCAAACTAACCAAAACTGGATTAAAGATACCTCTAAAGAATATGACAAAACTGACCCAAGTATGAACCAAGAATTCAAATATACTGTAGACGGTGTTGAACATACTATGCCTATGTGGTTAGCTTTAGAATACCGTAATAAAGGTATTGCATTAGATGGTTCTGAGCTTAAAGATTTAGGTATTGGTGATATTAAAGAATCTGTTATTAGTAAGTATTATGATGATTTATTAGCTATTGCAGATGGAGATGATAATACTAAAGTTGTTAAAGAATTAGGTCTTAAGGATGAAGACGATATTAACTTCATTCATGATACTGCTAACTTATTAAAAGCAGTAAAAGACCATTTATATAAATCTATTCCTGATTTACTAAAAGACCCTACTAAACAAGCGTATGGTTTAGGGGTATCAGGTATCTATAACTTCTTACAATTAAGTACTGATGCTGATGGTAGAACTGCTGTAGTTATTCCAAAAGAATTAGTACAACTCATGGCTGCAAACGTTTTAAATGGTTTACAGACAATGAACAACCTTTCTTCTGCAAATACTAAAGAAACAGAAGATTTCTTATTTGATAAAGGTTATTCAGTAGAAGTAATTGATACTACAAATGGTTCATATCAAGGTAAGAAAGTAGAATTAGATTTAAGTTCGCTTGGTTCAAACCAAAACTATTTAGTTTCACAATTAGGTACTAAAGGGATTAAGTTCCTTAACACTAAATCTAATCAGCAAAATACAGCTTTATACCAAGCTATTTCTACTGCTCTTGGTGTAGAGACCCTTAACTTTATTCAAGAACAAGGTGTATTAAGAACTCAACAAGTTAGCCAATTTGTTCCAAGAGAAGATGGTGAAAAAGGTTCTCCGGTAAATATTTATAAATTTGTAGCAGTAAACTGGGGTAAATTACAACGTAATCCTATGCTGGATAACTTAGTTAAATTTGCAAATACTGATTTAGTAAATAAAACTCTTGGAGTAAACACTGTAGAAAATGAATATCAGATTGTTGGTTTAAAAGATAGTATTGGTAAACTTTCTGCTGAGAATGCTCATGTAGCTACTGAGTTTACTTCTGGTAATAACCAAGAAGTGAAAGATGCTCTTAATGTTTATAACAACCAAGAATGGGCTTTAGATACTGAATTCTTAGAGTTACAAGATAAACTTGGAGATATTTATGATTTAGCTACAGATGGTTTTGATGATTCAGAACCAATGACTGAAAAATCTAAAGCAAGTGCTACTTCAAAAGCTCAACAGTTATATAGAGCTAAAGAGAAATTACAAAATGTAATTGCTCAAGGTAAAGCTCTTGGTGCTAAATCGCTTAAAGATATTCGCTTTAAAGGTTTATACGAACTCATGTCTAATAGTCGTGTAAACATGAAATCTTCAGTGAATCCGCAAAATATCAAATACCATCGTGAATCTATGAATTTGGTTCAAAGAGATGCAGAAGGTAATGAGATTGAATATGTATTTATTAAACCGGATTTACAAGGTAATTCTTTAGGTGAGTTTGCTAAAACTGCTAACGAAGATATGAAGATGTTTGCTTTATCTTTGGCTCAAGCTTTAGGCGTGAAGATTGAGAAAAAATCATTAAATGAAATCTTTACTGAATTAGATGGTAAATTAGCTTTACCAGAAAACCAAGGAATGTTGGAATTAATCCAATCCCCTAAAGTAACTAAAGATGCTGCTACAAAAGCAATAGCAAAAGCTTTCCAAAAAGAACATGGTAATGGTGGACATAGAGCAATTAAAGCTTTAATGACTTATGCTAACTTTATGAAAGCTGAACCAAACAGTTCATTCAATTCTAATTTATTCTTGGAAGCAGATGGTATTGGTAATGGTATGCATAATATTGTAATGCAATTCAATACTTATCTATCTGGAGATATGCTTAAATCATTACTAAAAACTGGTGTGATTACTACTGATAGAATTGCAGAAGCATATCAAAAAGCAAAAGAAAAGGACCCTTCAGTATCTCTTGATACAGTTATTAATAACATGGAAGGTTTTGCTGAAATCTTTAGTAAAGAGCTATCTAAAGATATTCCTAAAGATGTATATGAAGATGTTTCTAATGCTATGGCTCAAAGTATTCAAGAAGCTTTCTTAGATATTCATAATGGTTTATACGTACTTCAACAATATGTACCACATAATATTGATAGTATCCCTCAGTATATCCAACAAGATGGTAAAGAACGTATTAACCATGCTATTGAACTTATCCGTAAAGAGATGGAAGGAGCTTCATCAGAACAAATTAATGCTTTAAGCCAAGACATTAAAGCTCTTCGTAAAGTAGGTGATGCAATTAATCTAATTACTATATTGGATTTATCTGGTTCATTGAAAAATGCAGATACTAAAGAGAGTTTATTAGGTTTATCTATTTCAGATGTAAGTGCAGTATCTGGGGATAACTTTGTAAATGAACTTGTAGCAGAAATCTCTCGTGCATTTGCTAAAGCCGGTGTTATTCCAGCTACTTATGGTGGTAAGTTAAATGGTATCTCTCAACAGTTAATTAAAAATGTTATGAGTGATTTAACTTCTTTAGCAGATAAACTTTATGCTGGTACAGATGATATTGCAGCATTTACTAAGAACTGGAATAAGTTTGTAACAGTATCCTACTCTTCAAATGCTTTACCAACAGAGTTCACTCTATACTTTGATAACAATAAGAAAGTAGATTTTGATTTAACTAACTTACTTAAATCTGAAACAAAAATGGAAGAGTTCTTGAAGACTATTCCGGATATCAAAGAGACTATTAATGATATGTTAAATATGTCATTTGATAATAAATCTAAAATTGAAACATCTCTTAAATCAGGTGTAGCAAGTTTATTAAATAAAGCTGTTCAATCTATTTATGGTGAAGCTTTAGGAATTGCTTCAGAATTCTTAGCATTTACTGACCCAATGTTTGAAGTATTCCACGATGAATTTTTACAAAAAGTAGATGATAAAATTACTGAACGTAATCTTGCTAAAGGTTGGGCAGTAAACAAAAATGGTACTACTGTAATTACTAACCCTAAAGGTTATGATGGTTTAACCAAACAAGAATATAAAGCTATTTTGAAATCTATGCAGAATCTTCCTGTAGTAGCTACTGCATTCTCTCAAAATAATACTTTATTAGATTCTTTGGTTCATACCGGTATGTCTAATATCAAGACATCTAATACAAGTAATCTTGGTAAAACTTCTATTAGCTCTATCTATAAAAATAGACAAACAGTTGAGTTTTTATCTGCTACTATTGCTACTCAAATTAAAGAGTATCAACAAGCTGGTGCAAGTACATTTACAAATACAGTTGTATCTGTAGAGTCTAAAGCTCAAGCAGACGCACAGAAACGAGCAAATAAAGAAGGAAAAGCTTTCCTTGATGTATTTGATGGTGGTGATGCTTTAGCGGCTATAGCACAAGTTGTAGGACGTTATTTGAATGAAGCTTCTTATGCAGGACATCAAGCATATTCTGTAATGGAATCTTTATGGAATATGTATAACAACAGTGACTTATGGAAAGTAGCTAAGTTGTTTGATGGTTCATATAAATTATCTGACCATATGTTTAAAGCAAATGGAAAAGTTTATTTAGATAAACCAACAGTAAATGCACTTAAACTATTCCAAGCTATTCATCAATCTGGATTAAAAATAAAAGGTTTAGATAAGACTGCTTCTAATATTTCACTTATTTTAGGAATGCCTTTAGATTCATCTGTTCAAGGTGTTGAAGTATTATCTGGTTTAATGGATGAATTAAACAAAGCAGTTACTGTATTAAATAATAGAGGATTAGATAGCCTGTTTACTGCAGCTATGGATAAAAAAGCTGAAGAAGTAGCTTCCCATAGAGCAACGATGGCAGTGTTAAACCAACTCCCTATTAAATACAATCAATTTGCTGGTTCATCTAGAGGTGTAGCTTTAAATACTGATTCTGCTTTAGCAAATAAAATTATTAGTGATTTAATTGATTATGAACTAAATTCTATTGATGATTTAGCGAAGTATGTAATGTCAAATAAAGAATTAAATGACATTTATGTTAAAGAGTATCAAAAAGAATTAGCTAAACTACATTTAAATAAAGATGCTTCTTATTCAGTAGATACATCTTCTATTAATACAGTCATTAAAAACTTAGAAAAAGTAGAAGGTAATTCGAACCAAGAAAAAACATATAAAGTTCTCTTTAATATTGTTAAGCCTTTGGTTCAAGGTATGAATATTAAGCTGTTATCTAAAGAAGATATTCTTGAAAGTTCTCCGGAATTAGCTGAACAACTTGCTCAAAGTAAAGCAATGTATATTCCGAACCAAGGTTTATATCTACCTAAAGGAATTACTAATGTCGAAGCTCTTCATGAACTTCTTCATGCAGTACTTGCACATAACTTATCAAGCTATTCTAATGGAACTGCAAACAGTAAAGTAAAAGCTGCTGTAGATGGAATTGTAGCGATTGCTAGAAACTTAAATAAACGTCTTGAAGATAAAGATACTAAAGCTTTATTTGATGAATTAAGTAATTCTACTGAACCAAACTTAATGAGTTCTTATGGTAAGGTTTCTAAACTTAAAGCAAGTGTTACAAATTTACTTTATGCATTTGATGATGAAGCTACTAGTAATCTATCACCAGAGCAAAAATCCCATGCTCAATATGTAGCTTTACAAGAGTTTATTGCTTATGGATTTACTGAAGCAGATTCTATTGCAATGTTAGCTAAGACTACTGCACACGATAAACTTAAACAGTTATTGAAATCTATTGCAGGTTTCTTCAAACAAATTCATTCTGCTATTGCTTCAATGTTTGGAGTAAAATTTTCAGATGATTTTGCTAGAAGTTCATTAGTAGAAGGTTTGACTTATGTTCAAGCTTTAGCAGATAACACTGAACCAAAAGATAATACAGTATTATCTTCTTATAGGGATTTAGCAAATATGTCTGCTATGGTTCAAGGTTCTAATAATAGTGCTGAATTTAAGAATTTCCTTAATGATTTAACTACTACTATTAAACAAACTGTTAAAGATTTAAGTACTACTTCCCAATCACAATTAGGGGAAACAGTAGATTTTCCTGCACAGTTACATATGTACACTGATGATGATTTAGATGCAGCAGCTAAAGACTATTTAGCAAATGTTCGTGCATCTGGAATTAAAGTTACTGATGGTGAAGAAGTAGCATTTGTTCTTATGAACAAGTTACTTAAAATTAATCGTTCTTTAGGTAATGTATCTGGTTTAGAACAAGGTAATAGATTGATGCAGGCAGTAATTGAAAAAATTACTCCAACTAGATTTATGGGACAAGGTGCAAAAGCTAAACAAAAATATAGTTCTGTTTTTGATAAAGATTCAGACTATAGTCTTGCATTACTTTTAACCAATGAAACCTTTAGAAAAGAAATCATGAAACATACTTCTAAAGGCATTGCTCTAAAAGGAAATGCTGTTCATAAATGGTTGAAAGGTTCTTCTGATAGCGAGAAATTATTAGATTTATTTGCTCAATATAAAGACCCTAAATCTATTAATTCTTTGGCTCAAACTCTTGCTCAAGTAGATACTAGAAATGCATTAAAAAATGCTGCTCGTATTGATAGAAATATCGAAGAACAAAAAGCTAATGACAGAGATGTAGAAACTTTACGAAAAATTTATGAAGTATTCGGTAAAGGTTCTCGTATTAGTGATGTGATTGGTGGAATTGCTTCAGTTGGTTTAACTGGTAAAGATAGACTTACTTATACTGAAAAAGGTAAACCAGAAGATGAATCTACATTTGTTGGCAAACTCATTGATTTATTCTTAGGATACGATGTTTCTAATAAAGGTCGTACAACTGCTATTAGTACGTTTATGTCTTGGATTTTAGGTGAACGTGAAGATACCCATCGTATTCATGCATTACACAATGAACACTTAACTAACTTAGATAAAGTTCGTGAACGTGTTGGTGGAGTAACTAAACAAGGTTTAGCAGAATTCTTTAAATCTAAACCAAATCCAGAACAGAATAAATTAATCAATAAAATGTTTAGAACTAACTTACATAGCTATTTCAATCATAGTTCTGCAAGCAGTCATGATTTAGCATTGCTAAATGATAAACAGTTTATTGATGATAAAGTTAATCAATTTAATGATGAGATTCGCCAAATAATTGATTCTGATATTACAGCTACTCCGAAAGTAAAAGACCAGATTTATAACTATTTAATGTGGCAATCTAATGGTTTAGCAGATTTACAAAGAGATAATGAAGCTAAGTCTATGGAGAAAGGGCATTCACATAATATTATGCCTAACACTAGAATGATTGGTTCATTAAAACAATTAGATGGTGTGTTACGTTTTGAGAAATCCGGAGAGTTTAGTTCTAAACTTGAAGAAGCTTTAGCTGCTAGAACTGCATTAGTATCTTTTGCTGGTTTAAACCAAGAAGAACAAGATGCTATTGTAGATTATGCAAAACAAGAAAAAGCTGGATTACATAAACTTTTATTAAATAGCCAACGTATCCACAAAGAAGCTCAACGTAGTTTACTAGGTAGAGATGGATATGTGTTTGGTAAAAAAGACCCTCACTATGACCTTCAAATTGTGGATAACAATGATAACGAGAGTTATATGAGATTGAAAAAATTAGGTTATATCGTTAAAGCTAAATTAGCGAATGGTGAATTAGTTATGAGTACAGATGGTGCATTATCTAACAGATATAAAACCGGTATGTTTGCTCTAACAGAGTTTACTTCAGATGGTGTAAATACTAATGATTATTCAATCCAAGGGGTTACAGCAAGAGAACTAGGACGTAAACAATCTAGCAATATTGTTGCTGCTGGAGATAAACAACTTGTTCGAGCATTAAATGACCCAGATTATTACAGTAAATTGGATGCAACATCTAATTATCAACCTGTTATTAATGAAAATGGAGAAGTAGTTAGATATGAAGCTTCAGTTCCATATGCAATGTCTGAAGAATTAGTTCCTGTTAAAGAACAAGGATACGAATCTTTAGCAAACATGTCTGGTCGTTTGGTTGAGGAAATGGTAGCGTCTAAAGAGAATAAACGTTATGTAGATATTCTTGCTGATTTATATAATACAGCGAGCAATAAACAAGAGTTTATTCAAATTACTCCAGACTTTAAAATCAAGGGTAATACTAATTTAGATAAACAATTCGAGAATCGTATTAAGACTATTTTTAATACATTGCCTCAAGAAACTAAAGACTATATTGATTCTAAAGGTGGTTTATACATTCCTATTAAAGAAGTAAATAATATTCTTGGTTATCATGAGACTTGGTTATCAGATGTGTTTACAGGTAAATCTTATTTCCCTGAATCAGTACAAGTAGCTATTAGAGGTGCTGCAAATGTATTTGGTACAATTTCTGGTATTGTTCCGGCTAAAGCTATTAGAGTAATGGAAGAATACTTAAAAGAAACTACTTCTCTATCTAAAGACTATATTCTAAACAGAAGTTTAATCGTTCCTTTAGGTAACTTACTTTCTAACGTATTACATTTGGTTCAATGGGGAATTAATCCAACAGAAATTCCTAAACTTATGAAAGAAGGTTATACCCATGCAATTCAATATCAAAAATATATGAATGAATTGGATAAGATTAACTTCTTGTTAAAACAAGGTGGTTTATCTACTGCAGCAGAAATGAAGTATAAAGCTAAACAAGGTCAATTAAATACCTTGATTAAAAACTCCCCAGTACATCCTCTTGTACAAGGTGGTATTTTAACTTCTATTACTGCTTTAGAGATTGGTGAAGAAGAAGATTCTGATACATCAAGACTAGGTAAACTTGAAAGTAAACTTAGATTAAACACTGTATATAACAATACACCTGAAATTGTAAAATCAGTTTTATTGAAGAAAGATTCTAAAGCTCATGATTTCTTTGTTAAGACTTTAGACTATGGTGACTTTGTTGCTAAATATGCATTGTATAAACATTTACTTCGTAAAGGTAAATCTGAGTATCATGCAATGAATGTAATTCGTGAAGAATTTATTAACTATTCCGCTAATAGAGGTGCGTTCTTTGATTGGATGAATTCAACTGGTTTAACTTGGTTCTTGAACTATAAACTAGGTATTCAGAAAGTTATCTTAAGAAGCTTCAGAAGAAACTTTTTAAGAACTGCTGCAATCATGAGTTCTGATTCATTAGTATCTAAATCTGGTTTAGACCCATTAGGTATTTACCAAACTGTACCAAGTCAATATTTGGAAATAGGGAATGTATTACCGTTTGGTTCTTACCAAACCAGTAATCATTTACTCGATGGATTTGAATCTCACTATATAGCAAGATTAATAGAATTGCTTAAATAATAAAAATACCCCCGATTTCTCGGGGGTATTTAGTTTACTGAAAAATAAGAGTGAAGGTTTTACCCTTCTTAAACCAGCCACAAACACAAACATAAATACGTTATTTTCCACATCCACTATATCTTGTGTCTTTAAACCATGGCTGGTTTAATGAAAGGTGCTGGTTTTTCATGAACAGAACCAGCAAACTGTCGGAGCACTGGGTTGCAGCCCAGATTCTTACTTTTATCATCCTAGGCATGAATGGTAGTAAGTACCGAATTTTTAATGATATGGAGGCTAGTATATCATTAAAAAGAATAAAAAGGACATACTAACGTGGCTATGTTAAACAATATTAGTATGCCAACCCAAAGGAAATACCTTTTTGAGAGATACCTCAAATCTGATTGTTCCGACCAGATAAAGGAAACACTCTATGAACAAAGTAAAAGGCGAGTGGAGGTATCTCTAAAAAAGTCCCTATTGCTAAGGACTTTGGATTAATCATCAAAAACCAAACACTGATGGCATAAACCATCCTGATATATACCCTAAATACATATTAGGATGTGGCTTTACTAACAATCCCTGCGAAAGCCAAACAGGGCTGAAATTCGGTAACAAGGCTTCAGACCAACCTTGGAGGGCTTACGCAGCTAAGCGAGCTACCTCGAAAGAATCATCGTTTGCATTTATTTTAACGATAAAAATAGACTCAAACTCTGACGAACAATTCTGGCACTCCGTATAGGACTCGAACCTATATTAATCTGTTTAGAAGACAGATGCCTATCCTTTAGACTAACGGAGTATTATTTTTTAATTAATGGTTCAATGTTATCTAACTCTTCTTGAAATACTTTATTGCTTTTTAATTGACGAATATCTTGCATTACTTGAAAAGTTAATAGAAACTCTGGACTAACATTTAAAACTTTACCTAGCTTTATTGCCATAGATGTTGTTAAAGATGCTTTACCATTTAGAAGTGCACTTACTGTGTTTCGATGAACATTTAAAGCTTTAGCTAAATCCCCTATAGTTAAATTTAAAGGAGTAAGGTAATCTTCAAGTATAAGTTTACCTAGAGTAGCGTTGTAATTTTGTAGTCTAGAATGTGTCATATAATTTCCTTAATAAGAAAGAGTAACACGATAATTGGAAGATAACTTTCCTCTCATTTCACTCAGATTAAATTAATGTGTTACTCTTTAGGGTAGGCACTAGATACTGCGAGGTATTTAAATAGAGTCATGAGGATATATACCCAATGCCTACCATAAAGAGTGCTAGTTTTAACCAGACTAGCAACTGGACTTTCAACAACAACTTAACTTTCGTTAATTTTTCATTATGGAATGAAACATTTTGTCTTTCGACATGTGCATTATAAAACACTTTATAAAAGGGTCAATAACCCCTTTAAAAATATTCTATCTAGTTCTAAGCTTATCATTATGAGTTTTAATCCAATACCAAATGATAGCTTGGTCATATTTAAGTAAGTTAAGATTAATACTTTCACTAAAATTAGTTAGTGATTTTGAATATTGATAATAATTCCATTCACCTAATGTAAATGATTCCATTGTTGGCAATGGTAAGTCAGAATTAAAGATAGCTTCTTTAAAACTAAGTAATCGTTTTGGTTCAGTAAAATTATAACGTTTCACTAATAACCAATATTCTATAGTTTTAGGTAGCCCATTCATAAGTAACATGTATAGACCAACTGCAGTAAAACTTACGATAACAGCTAAAATAAATTCCATAGTTCCTCCAAAATAATTAAGCCCCCGTTAGGGGGCTATTGCTATTATTTTTCGGATAAATAAGCGAGTAACATTATAGCGATAATACTGCCGATTGTTACCCCAAATACACCTACTAAGGGTGCACATATAAAAAGTACAAACCCCATAACAGCAATTAGGGTTAATATCTTTTTACACATTATTTAGCCGGAAAGAGTTTACGAGTAGGTGCAACTGTATGGTTTACATTCGCAACGTTAGAAGGTTTTACGCCTAATTGAGCACCAAAGAAGTTCTTAGGTTGTTCTTTAGGTTCTTCCTGTACTTTAGCAGCTTCATTTTCAGCTTGGATAGCTTCAGCATGTTCTACTTCTGGTTCAGGAATAGGTTCTTCTACTGCTACACCTTCAGTATCTTCTACTGGTTCAGATAATTGTTTTGAAGCAATAGACTGAATAGCTTTATCTGTATTTTCTAACATTTCTACATATAACGGATGCGAAGATGCACGTTGTTGTAAAGACTCAGACATAGTGTCTACTAAGTCTAATAATGCATCATAGTTTTTGTATTGAGCATTATCAGTAAGTAATTCTAAGAATTTCTTCCAATCTTCTAAATCTTGACCAGAAAGCTCTTCATGTTTTACTTTTGGTTCGGAGTCTTCTTCACGTTCACGCCATGCAGTATTTGTAGGTTTAACGTTAGGACTATCTACTTTAGGCTCACGAGCATCTGTTTCACCTTCGATTTCAATGTCGATTAATGCAGATAAACCTTCTTTACTACGCATACCGGATAAATCAAATCCGTTTACCTTAATGACTTTATTCATTAAGCTTTGAAGATATACTTCAATAGCACGTTCAAGTTCGTGCTCCTTAAATTCTAGTTTCATTAGCCTTCTCCAATTCAATAAGAAGTTCAAGATAATGTTTGGCTTTCTCTAAATCTTGAATTCCATTTTTGTTTTTCCATCTGGTTACATATTTAATTACGCAACCTTCAAAATAGCCGATATTATTGGCATGAATATATTCTACTGGTTGGATAGCTTTGGATTTGTAATGAGAACCACCTATTTGCGTTTCTAAAGCTGTTTTTTCCATAATATATGTCATTAGTTGGGTTAAAAGTAAAACCCCCTAGAATCGCTTCTAAGGGGCTTATTTTATTCAAGAGTAATTTCTACTCTTGGGTTATCCTTATCTATACCGCCGTATCTGTAATTCACTTCCTTAATGTAATCATAGTTATCATCAGGTAATTTACCTAATTCTACTAATGCATCGCAGAAGTATTTATCTACGATACTACATACATTGGAAATATCAGTTTTTCTTTTTGAACCAAAGAATACAGTATAAGTAATCTTTACTGTTTCAAATTCAGGAAGCTGTTCAATTTGTTCCTTCATAATAGCTTTATATGAGGTCTTACTATTGTTCAGCTTAAAGAAATGAGTATTTCTATACTGGTTCAAATTCAGTATCATCTCTTTGGTTTTAAGTGGCGATATTAAAGTGTACATCAACCAATACCTAACTTACGAGTAGTACCAGCTTTTGCAGAAGCACCTTTGACTTCTTTGAATTTATCATCGGTTTTGTCTTTCCAGCGAGCTAACCATTTTTCAGCAAATTCAAATGGAAGTTCGTTTGCAGCTTCATCAAAAGTATAAGCTTCACCTGCATCTGAGATACCGAAGATTTTATCAATATCATTAACAAAGCGTTCTTCATTTACTGGTTCATATTCACCGGTAGATGGAGATTTTTCACGTTTATTTTCACGGATATGTTTGATAGCAAGAGCTACTGTTTGACCGAATAATGCAATTGCTGCATTTACTTCAGTTGGAACTTCTTTCTTAGCATCGTAGTTGTAAAGTTGTAATACACGAGTTTCCATAGGAATTTCTAATACACTTTTACCAGCTACTAATGCACATAAGTGATTAGCTTGGTTGAAACCAGCTAAGTTATGTGGGTTACCATCTTTATCTAAATAGAAGGTATTACCTTTTTTATCTGATAACCAGAATGTAGTGGTGAATGGATATGGGTCTTTACCATCTTGTAAGATGTTAAATTTAACGACTAAACCCATTGCACCATTTTTAGAAGTAGTACCATAAGCATATGCAATTTCAGCTTGATAAATACCAGATGGAAGTGGTTGGTATCCTCCGCCAATACGGTCAGACTTTTCTTCCATTGCTGCTTGGTTTGTTTTTAAATTGTTAAACATGTTTTTTCCTTAATTAACGTAGTTTTAGTTTTGTGCATCAATAAGTTTATCGAAATGGTTCATCACCAGTTGGATATCATTATCAATGTAGGTTTGGTTCAAATCCCATGTACCGAAATCTGAACGAATTCTGCCTAATGCGAAGTCATCGGTTTGTTGAGTAACGAAAGCATATTTTGCTTTACGTTCTTGTGGACTGATAGTGAACTGTTCTGGATTAACAAATTCACCTTCATCTAATAATTTTTGAGCTAGAACAGTAGGGATTTTAGTCGTATAGATAACATGGTTAAACCATGCTTCATATCCATGCTTAGCTTCTGAGCCTTGCAATGGGACACGATACTGTTTCATACCCGTATTAGGACCTGTCATAACAGTTTCTTCTTCGTTATGAGCAAGAATAATCCATTTTTTGGTGGAGTTACCTACTGTTTGTTGCATGAATCGCTGGATAAACTTAGCATAATCTCCCCATCCGACTTGTGTGTTTGACATATTGTCAATAACTTCAGAGACGAACATCTTCATCAAGAAGTTAAAGCCATCAAGTACACAATATTCGATGTTTGGCATTTCTTCTACTGCAGCAAAGAATTCTACTACTTGGTCTGGATGAGTAATAGCATCTGTTGTAGTAGTAAAACGTTTAGCCCAAATAGGGGTTTTACCGGCTTCACAACAAATGTAAGCTACAGATTTAGGATTAGGATGATTTAAGGCTAGATTCCGCAAACTGGTAGTTTTACCAGTTGCGGTTAAGCCTGCGATTAAGATGTGATATGCAGACATTAAATTTCCTTGTATCTATTTTTGATTGAAGTAAACACCGTTGATTGAATCTCAGATTCATCCAATGGGTTGTCTATTTTATCATTTAATTGATATAACTTCTCTAGAATTTCATCTGGTGTAAAGCCATTGTCTAATAGCATAAAGCCATATTTAGCAAAGGTATTATTACGTGAACCATCTTGCATTCTAGAAGCGAACCATCTCTCTAGAGCAGTTAAGTTTTGTAGCGATACCTGAGCTTTACGGTATTCTGATTCTCGACTGGTTCTAGGGATAAATGGTAATACATCAAATAATTGACCTGAGTTTTTATAGATAGTAGTACCAGTTGTACAAGCCCATTTACGACTACGCTGGAATGTACCTTCATCTAGTTCAAATGGACACCATTGAGCAACGTTTTCCATAAATTGATGGAATTCGTCTTTATCTAGTTTTAGTACATAGTTAGTCGGTAAAATAATACGGAATCTATCTTTGATTTCACCTTGTTCATCGGCAACTTGATGACGCTTGGTAGTATGAATAATGTATTCATAATCGCTTAGTAGATTCTGTACTGCTTGAAGGCTGATACCTCCATCTACATCAAGAACTACGCAGTTAAAACCTTCTTCCATATCTTTTTCAGAACGATGACCGTTCTTAGTGTGATGGTTCGTCCAGTTAAAACCGCCTTCAGGTAATAGCGTATCGAAATCTTTTTCCCAGTCAATTTCGACATTTTCATACCCTTCTGCATAATCATCTGAATAAGCACAAATGATTCGAGATAGGTCTGTTTCTTTTAAGCTTTCACCTGTAAATAGTTCTACACCATCTCTAAATGTTTTCTTGATAAGGATATTGTTCTTGTATCCATAAGCAATAGCCATGTTCATCAGTTCATTCTTGGCTGAAACAGAGCCTTTATAGAATGGTAAGTTAGTAGTTAAATCTACTTGAGTAACTTCTTTACCATCCAATGAACCAATAAACTTAGCAAGACGTTCATAAGGTTTTTCACGCTCTAACATTTGACGAAGTGATTCACCACTGTCTTCTGCAAAGCGAATAGCTTGATGTAAATCATCAATAGACATATCTAAACTTCCACGAAGGAAAGTATAGGCTGCTGCAAGTTTAAGAGCTTTAAAGTATCTATGTGCTAACTCAGCTCTATAAACATCTTTATGTTCAGGAATATCCTGAGCACGATTCTCACAATCAATACGGTAACGTAATAATTCGATTGTGACATTCTTTGGTACGGTTACTACTGAACCAATTAAACCAGCTTGACACAAGCGTACCATCTGTCCAGAAATACGTTTGATTTCTGCATCTTGGTTTACTGCTGTTAAGCGTTGATATAATTCTTCTGGTGTAAATTCAGTAATCGTACTAGATTTAGTAGATGATGCGAAGAAGCTACGTCTAGCGTATCCTGCTTCTAGTAATTCAAAGAATTTCTCTTCGACTGCACTGCCATCTAATAGTTTGGATGGAGTACCAAACATTAATAAGTTTGTTGGAGTTTTTCCTACAAGCTCTTGATAGCGTGTAGAAGTTTCCGTATTCTTAGTAAGCTTGTCTTTAATAAGACCTTTATCATATAGCTCTAAGAATGCAATTAATGGTTCATAGTTCTTATCTAAGTTAAAGCCAATTTCATCAATGAGTAAGTTTACGCAACCTGCTTTAGCCAGAATAAGTTTATTTCTGAACTGTTTAATAGCCGGTGTAGTAGCTTCACTAAATGAAAATTTAAACGCACCATAGGATTTAAACTCTTTATTGAGTTTCTCTTCAGCTTCTGTCTGAGAGATTCCTAAATACTGTGCACGTTTAATAGCTTCAAGGTCTAATCTACTTTGAGCAAATTTAGGGAATACTTCATACATAAAATGTTCACGGAATTCACCTAAAATCTGTTCTTCTAATAAGTTTGTAGAAAAACCTTTACCTGAACCAGAGTTAGCAATGGAAATTGCAAACATATTAATAGGTACTTCACCAGTAATGGGAGTATCTACTTTAATATCTAGCATTGAAGGAACTAAAGAGAGAAAGTAATTAGCCTGCAATCTAAAGAATGTAGGATTACTATTCTGAGTCTTGGTTCTAAGGATTTCTACAATGCTTTCTACTAAAGGATTATATGTAAAACTTGAATAATCCATAATTTCCTCTGTTGAAAGGTAGATGGGGATTTAAGCAATCCCCAAGCTTTTGGTATGAGAAGTAGCCATCATTTGAGCAACTTCATTTGGGTTACAGTACGGACACATAAATGGGTCAGGTTTAAACTCAATAACATCACCTTGATATCCGTTCTTGGCTCTATAAGCTAGAGCTTCGTTCATTGTATCAAAGTTTTTAGTAGCACGCTTGCCTTCAGTATATCCTGTTTTAAAGTACTTGAAAGTACTTGGTTTAGAGAATAATTCTTTCTCTGAACAACAAGGAATCTGTTCTAAAGGCATATGCCAGTATTTGTTCAGTTGTTTGAGTTTATTTCTGAGCCAAGCTTCAGTATCGGCTAAAGACCATAACTTATATTGCTTATAAAAGCATTTTGCTGGTGGATAATTTGGATTAGTCATAGAATCCAACTTACGCCAATCAGTAAAGATAAAATTAATAGTAATAGTATCTTTTGTAATAAGTTCTGGATTGAGCCAACGATAAATACTACCTTGCATGATGTACTTTTCATCATTACAGCCACTTGTCCATGAGTAGGTACTGGTGGTCTTAAGGTCATGTAATTCTCCATCTACAATAATGTCGAATTGACCTGATACAGTAAAGCCTTCTAGTTCTCTATAACCACGTTGTTCTAGGTATACAGGGATTTGGTCTGGTTCTACTGTTTCTGGGTTAATAACAACTTTATCTATTGTATTTTGATGGATACCGAGTTCTTTCATCGCTTTAGCATAATTGTTTGTCCATGCATACTCTAAAGAACTATGCATTGCTGTACCCATTCTAGAAGCAATTCTTTCTTGGATATCAGGAATAACAATTTCTGTTGTTGGTTCAGGTCTGAGATGTTCTGGAAATTCATCCGGATACATTACTCTTCTTGAACCAATAATATAGCGAAGGGATTTCAGTAAGGTAGTAGTACTGATTTCATTTGCGTATTTAGCATACTGATATTCATCAGTAGCTAACCATACTGCTAAAGGTAATGGCAGATTAGTCTGATTTTGTAACATCTGTCTCACCTTTATTTAGATTAAGGTAATTGATAATCTCTCTACGTTCACGTTCTAAAATAGAAACACGAAGTTCGAGTTTAACAATTTCATTTTCAATCTGCTCTTTGCGTTTGAGCAGTTGTTTGTCTGTTGGTTTACCCATTGGAAATTTTTAATCCCCCAAATGTTCCTGTACTGTTTCAATTAAGCAATTTTCATCGCATTCTTCTGGTAAAGTGATAGGGGTAGCCCATGATGGATAGAATAAATCTAATTGACCTCCAAGTCCTACCTCTGGATGGTAGATATCCGGATGGTCATTCCAATAAGCTTGTTCTACTGCTAACCGATTTATAGTTTCAATGACTTTAACATCATTTCGTACTAAATAGTATGTAGCGTCATGAATCATTGCAACAGGAAGAATGTCTTGGGTTAATCCCATAGCATCTACTTGTTCCATTACTTTATTCATGGCTCTACTGTTTAGCATACCCCATCCTTGACCTAATGCATTTCCTGCAGTTCTTCCTTCTGCAGCAGCTAATGATGAGTCTGGTTTAGCTTTAAGTATTGGAGTACGTACTCTTAAACCAAATGCTACAGTAACGTAGCCATCAATCTTAGCTTGTTCTAGATGTCTTTGTACCCATTCATCAGATACTTTATATAACTGATGATATGAGGCTTCAATTTGTTTCGCTAAGGCTTCGCTAAATCCTAAGTTTTTCATTAGGGTTAAATACGTACCCTGATAAGTAAGTGCAAATGTTGGAGCTTTACTCATCTGACGTAATTTAGGATAACGGTCTGCAATACTATTGATAACTTTAACTTGTTCTTCTGGAGTAGTAGCTCTAGAAAATTCATCTTCAATATCTCGCATCTGGTCCTGAAAATACGCATAAGCACGTAAACAATGACCATCAAAGCCTTTAATGTAAACATCTAGTTTGTTAGGGTCTTTTGTAGTAAGAGCTGATATACGGTCTTCCAAGCTCGCATAGTCTAAACCAACGAATATCCACTCAGCAGTAGACTTAAAACATCGCTTAATGGGTTTAGCGAAACGAGATGATGTAGCAGGGAGCTGTTGTAAATTAATATTACTAGAGCTTAATCTGCCCGATACAGTACCGCCAAGGTTGAAATAGCCTAATAGTCTAGCTTGTCCATGTTTATCAACATGAGCTTGTTCAAATGGTGGAATAAATGTAGTTAGCATTTTTTCTACATCTGAAAGCTCCATGAGAGACACAAGAATATCTTTGTATTCTTGGTTCTCTGTATGGTTCATAAGCTTTTCCATTGTACCTTTAGAAGTACTGGGTTGCTTAGATTCCGTAAAATCTACGATAGGTAATTGCATAATATCGTAGAGAAGTACCATAAGATGCTTTCCACTGCTGAAGTTGAAAGGTTGTAAGTTTTCTTCAACAGTAGTTTGTTTCTTCTTGAGTTTAGCGTTACGCTGTAACGTTAAATGTTCTGCAATTTGATACTCTGCATTTCGAATAGTCTGTCTAGAAGTAAGATACTCTAGAAGTCTTTTCTGTTCATCAAGAAGGTCAGCTTTAAGTTTTGCAACTTCTTGTAGGTCTATTGGAAGACCATTAAGCTGACATCGCATATTGTCTTTAAGGTATGGTAAAAAGTGCTCTTTATAGAGTTGCTCTTGTTCATCTTCTACCATCTTAGGATAGTAGGTTTCATAAACATACCAAGTAGATAAACAGTCAATAAGGTTATACGTCATTAACTCTTGTAAATCTACTTTAGTCACATCTGAGACATCTACTGCCCAATTACCGGCAAACGGTTGTGCTAACTCTTTTAAACCAAGAGTATTCCCAGCACAAGAGTTGGTAGCCAAATAAGTAATAAGCAGAGTGTCATCAAGATTTCTACAAAGTCTATTAAGACCTCTAACTTGGTTTTCAACATCAGTAATGTCCTCTTTTTGAAATAAAGTGTAGTTTATAACAGGAATATCGTAATTTGCTTTATGTACGATAAGCTTACCATTATACGTTTCAAAGAATTCCAATAGAAGATTGCGAACTGTTTCTCTTTGCTCAGGAATAGCATCTACTGGAAAACATATTCCATTATGCTTATCCCAAGCGAAACCAATAGTATAAATACCAGCTTCAGTTACTTTAAGGGATTTGGCTTCGATATCACATGTAAGAGCTGGATATTCTTTAAGTTTATCTAGCCATGCTGCTATACCTTCTACTGTTGTAGGGTATGCTGCAAAATGTATGATATCTGAACCAATCTCAGAATAATTACCATTGATATCTGCAGAAAGAGCGGATAAACATTGGTCTATTTGCTGGTTAGCTTTATCAGGATTGAAAAATACAGCTTGTGAGGAAGATAAGTACAGAACTTTATTTCCATAATCCGTATCAAAGATAAGCCCAATGTTACTCTCAGCTTTAGTCTGCTTTGAGATTACCTTAAAGTATTCTGGTTCAGATACCAGTATATAGTCAAAATCACTAAGAACTGGTCCGACCTCTTTAAGCCAATCTTTCTGAGTAGCTCTTGGTACTTTCTTCATACCATTGGGATGATATACCGGCATAAGTTCTATATCTACATTTGTACCGAGATGTTGTTTTATTGCCTTCTGGTATGTAGATTTAAACTCACGGTCAGTAAGTCTCCCTTTATACATTAATAAAACTTTTTTCATACATACTCCGTAAAAGGGGGTACATTGTACCCCTATTTTAGAAGTTTGTTAAAAGCTCTAATGCATAATATTTTTCCATAAGCTCAAAGACTTCTGGGTCTTTAAGCTCATTTAATAATTTTTCCTCATCTTCTTTGTTAGCAAAGAGATTGTGATATTTGAATTTACCAGCTTGAAGCTGTTTAATTTCGTCATCATCTAAGCCAGATTTAGAAAGCAGATTAGAGTCTTGCTTTACAAAATCAGGAAGAATATCCAACAAGATTTGTGTAGCTTGTTGGTTTGTTGCACCAGCTAATACGAGAATTGCTCGCATAGTAGTAGCTTTAAAATATTTTAAGATTTTTGCACTTTCAGTAGTATAGGTGTGGTGAAGTTCGAATAATTCTTTTGCAGTTTGCAAGTCTTCATCACTTAATAATTCTACTTCTAGATAATCTTGTTTATAGTTACCGTTTGCATAACGTGGTGATTCAGAATGTGGCAAGAAGAATTCAGGATGGTTTAATGGTTTACCATTTGTACCAAGCTTGTCTAAGAATGCATCTACGTTCTTTTGTAGTTTATCTACAGTAGATTGGTTTAAGTGTTTTGCCAAATTCATGATGATGTTAAAAATATTGGTCATGACTCTAATTCCTCGCTAGTAATATGAATTAATTTACCAAAGTTTACATGTGCATCTGGATGGTCAATACAAATCCAGATAGTTTCAAATGGAGTTTTCTTTTTGCGTTTATCGCAATATAAATCAGAGAATACAATCAAGAATTCTGGTTGGTTCTCTGGTTTCATATAATGGTCAAATACAGGGTCTAAATCTGTACCGCCATCAATATTCATCTTAACTTCATCAAAGTCATCATTAGACTCAATCTTGAAGATATCTATAATTTCATGGTTAAAAGAAACCACATCCATTGTTTCTGGGTCTAACTGGTTTTTAATGACCTTCATTTCGTTTAAGAATGCTTTAATCTGAGCTTTTGTAACAGAACCAGATACGTCAAATGCTACAGCTACTTTTGAGATTTTATTCTCAGACTTATAGTCAGGTAAAAATAAATCATACTGTAAATAGCGTCTGTTAAAGTTAGACCAGTCTTGCTCACCTTGAACAAAGTCATCAAGGAATTCTTGTAGGATTTCAATCCAACTGAGTTTACCTTCTTTGATGTCTTTAAATAATTGTTCAAATACAGAACCAGAATTACCATGTGTCATACCATGACCGTTTGTCAATTCTTCAGAAGCATTAGCTTTCATAATGTTCTGTTGCATACGGTTAATCTGGTTATTGTTACCAGAACCTCCATTACCACTATTAGGTGGTAAGTCATTACCTAAAGGGTCATTGTTGTTTTGGTTCTGGTCTTGGTCTTGATTATTGTTATTTTTCTGCTCATGTTCCATAAGATTATAAACATGCTCAGTACTCATATTGCGATATTTAGAATCGCATTCTACTCCCATAGGAAGTTCAAATCCGCCTTGCTCTAACAAGTTATTTACTACTTGGTCTGCAGCTTTTTGATAGAGTTGTGGATTACGATGCCCACGGCGTACATCATGCATAAGAGCATAATGGTACACTTCATGGGCAAGTACTGATGCTTGTTGTTCATGTGTCATACCACAGAAGAAATCAGGATTAATTTTAATACTGTGGTTCATGGAATCGAGCATAACAGACTTCACTTCACGTGAAGGTTCAAAAGCTAAGTCATATAATAATGAACCAATGAAAGCATTATGTGGTTTATTAATAAGACGTAACTTCGCTTCTTTGAAGTCATCTAAGCAGTTCTGCTCAGTAAATTCATATTCTTTTTCTTGGTTCATATTAATGCCTACGGTTGGTTGTTTAATTTATGACGGATTGCACCTAATGAGTTAAGTACTTTTTTGTTTGTCGCTAATTGTGGATAACGACCTAGAATCATACGATATGCTAAGACCATTAAGTCTTTTTCATCAATACGCTCTAAATAATCTACAACAGCGTCTACATTAAGTTTATTCACTTTATCTGCTAAGAATGCACCTAAAGCATATTTAGCACCATTTTCACTTGGTAATGGAGCATTTAATGGGTCTTTTTCAATTTGAGCTAAACTTGGTAAGCTATTCATAATTTGCAAGAAACCATTGAATTCTGCAGCAGCAGATTCACCAATAGTGCCTGCAATAGCAGGAATATAAATATCTTGACCTAAGTCTAATAAGCCAGCTTGTAATTCTTTAGATAAGAATTCCCATGTACGTCCACAAGCGTAAGTTTCAACTTCTTTTTTAGGGTCAAAATTATTGATAAGTTCTGGACGGAAGTTTAAGAATGCTGCTACACGTGGGTCCCATTCACCACGTACTACACCGTCTTCTACGAATTGTAAGAATTCTTTTTTATTGATTTCTACATTAATCCACGTCATACGTGATTTTAATGCTGAAGACATTTTGGTTGCTACTGCGTTATCAGATAGTTTGTTACCGGCTAACACAATACGAGTTTCTGGATGAAGTTTATAAGTATGTACCATACGGTCTAATACGATACGGTATAAAGCACCTTGTACATATTTGTCTGCTTGGTTCGCTTCATCGAAGAAGATGCAGAAGCCTTTGTAGCCTTGCGGAATCTCACATCCTTCTAACGGGAATGTATCAAATGGAATATAGGTACTGAATGCACCCATTTCACCATTACCATTAGGCATTTCCATAACTTTAGGCAAACCGAGCAAGTCCATTGGTAACATTTGAGATAAACGAACGTCAATCATATATAAGCCTTCTTCTTCGCAGATTGTACGAACAGTATGAGACTTAGCAGTAGAAGGTGAACCCATGATAAAACATGGTACGTTTGCTTTTAATGATACACGTAAACGTTCTTTAACTTGGTTTGGAGATAGGGTTAATGTTGTCATAATGAATTTTTCCTTGTTTGTTGAAAATAAATAAAAAGCCCATACGGGCTTTTTTGCTGTCTACTTGTTTAAGTGTTTTTGTAAATCTTGTTGAACCAAAGTATCAATGTTATCTGGTTCTTCGGTAGAGTCTTCGGTAGGTTTTTCTGAACCAGAAAGGTTTAAACCAAATTTAGCTAATGCATCTGGTAAACCGAATGTAGCTGGTAATGCTTTAGTTGCTGGTGCTTTTGTAATACCTGCTGCATTGAAATACTGCACAAAGTCAGGATACATATCTGCTAATTGAGTGTCTGTAGTACAACTATTAATAGTAATAGCTAACTTATCGAATACATCTTCATATTCTTCACATTCTTTTGCGAACTGAGTTAGTTTGTTATAGATTGGTTCAAAATCAGGGTCTACTACATAGTCAGGATTCTTATCTTTAACCGGAAATTCTTGACAGTAGTAGCTAGGTTTTTGACCAATAAGTTTTTTTAGATAACCGGCTGAAGGTGCAGCAACATAAATTGAATAAGTGTAGTACCCATTGATTTCTATTTTTTCACGATAACGAGAATAAGGTGGGTCTACATATAAATCTAAGTATTGTTTGAATACTGGTTCTTTTTTGTAAATATAATCTTGAAGTTCTTGAGTGATTGTACCTTCTTGAACTTTGAAAGGATGTTTAGTTTGATTTTGAATAATATTAAGTAAATTATTCTTCATTTGTTTTGTTAAACGCATAATAACCTCGTTGTTGAAAAGTTTATAAAAGTAAAAATCGTAATTTAACTTAATTAAAGTTAATTAACGGATATCAATGTTAGGGATGATTGCTGATGGTTTAAATGTAACTCTATAAAAGTTTTTACTTACTTTATTTGGTTCAATTTGTTCTACAAATGCTGTTACGTTATCTGATAAAACTAATGTATGACGTTTGTAATTTCCATTGCCTACATCGCAAATAACGTTAAATGCAGTATTGTTTTGGTTTAAATCAATAGAGCAACGCCCTTCAATCTCTAACATATATGTATCTGTAATACCGTTATAGAACACAATACGTCTATTAACTTCAAAGTTATCTGCCGCTTTAATTAAGTTACGTGTAGCAACTTCGGAATCATCACAAGCAGTCAAGATTAATGCTATTAATCCAGCAGCTAGGAATGAATATAATTTTTTCATGAATTCTCTTATGTTAAATATTTTAAGTTTTAAGGGCTCGTTAGAGCCCTATGCTGTAAATGGATATTTGATTGCAGGATGGTGTTTATAATCCTGTAACTTGAAGTATTCTTCGAAGTTATCTTTGCTAAGACCTTCCATAAGTACATCCATATCAAAATCATCTTTAATGATGAGTTTTGGTGGAGTATACATAGGTCTTTCTAATTGAATTGGTACTAACGGGATTTGATTCCCGTAAATATGTGCGTTAGTAATATTCCACGTTACAGTACCTACTTTTAAACCAGTAAGTTTTGCTGTAATGTTTAATAAGAACCAACATTGAACAATGTTAAATGCTCCTCCGAGTACCCAATCACAGGACCTTTGGGTACTTGTCAAATGTAAAGTACCATCTAACACACTAAATTGATGTGAGTACATACAAGGACGTAAGCAGCCTAGTTCAAAATAACTTGGATTCCAAAAGCTCCAAATATGACCTCTATCATTTGGTTTAGACTTAATGCTTTCTATTAAATCTTGGTATCCAAAGTCTACTTGCTCTGCACTTGCACCATAAATTGTACCGGTATCATAATCATTATATTTATGAATACTATGCCAAGCTTTTACATTAGCGTCCCAAGTATGTACGCCTAGTTTATGGAAATCACGTAAATCAGCATAGGCACGAATATAACCTACCATTTCACCGATAGCTTGTTTCCAATACATTTTACGAGTAGTAAGTAAAGGAAACTCGTTACCATCAAATTGAATTCTTTGGTTCAGAATAGTACGACAGATTGAACCAGTACGTTCATTTACTACGTCTATACCATTTTCATAACAATCTTCTAATATTGCTATATATTGCTGTTCTGCTGTTTTCATGGACTAACCTAATAGATAATGATTGATTTAGCTTGAGCTACTGGAACATTTGGTTCACTGAGTAAATCAATTAATATATCGTCTGAAGCTTTACCATCAAAACCTTCAACTTCAAATAGTTCCATATTATTATAAAGTACTGCTGCTTCTGGATTGCATTTTTGTAATTCAGTAATAAGTTCTTTAACGTTCATATTTATTCTCCATAGTGAATTGTTGCTTGTAAGAGTTTTTCAGTTTCTTCCCATGTACGTTCTTCAGTCCAGTACTCTGCTGTATCATCAGCATGACGAGTATCGAAACCAAAAATCCAATAATCTGAGAAATGTTTAGAGAGTTCAGGACAGAAGTCTTTATCATCATTAGCGAAGGTTAAACCTCCGTGAATATAAAAATCTTTTTTATCTAGTAAAGCATCAATTTCATCGTAATCTTTACCATAAAAAGGATGTTCTGGAAGTACTACTACATATCCGTTGAAGTATCCACCATCGAAATGAGTAGGCGTACCATATTTACGAAGATTATCTTCAATACTTTTAAAGTATTCAGTAATATCCATTAAGAATTTTCCAATAACTCCGTTTACTGGTTCAGGTAGTAATTTTAAAATTGGTTTTTGCATTTTTAGTTTTCCCTGTAATAATAACTTTTATAAGGTTTTCTCTTAGTTTATTGTAAGCTCTTAAATCTACTATAGCATATTGGCTAAAGTAATTTGTTCCACGTTCTGAAATAACATACTTCACTCGATAATCTGGTGAAAGGGTGGTTCTTTCTGTAGGTAATGGTCTAGAATGACCGAATGGGTCATAAAGATTTCCATCAATTTCATACCCTAGTTCCTGACCTGCAAGATATTTAATAAATTTTGCTGGTTCATTTTCTTTAATGACAGCAAATTTACCATCACATTCAGGTGTAAGAATAATAGGATTTAAGATATTAAATTTATCATCTACTACAATCTTACCTTCATCCATAGCTTTTTGAGCAGCTTCTTCATCAAATACAAATCGTCTTTTACCAAGTGAATCTATTGTTATGTATTTCATTTTTTACCTAAAAGTTTAGCTAATGTATTTAGAGTAAGGACTAATTCATTTCCATCTAAAGAATCTAATTTATCCATTAAATGCATAAAAACTTCTTTAGGTGTATGGTCAAATAGCACACTAACTACTCTAATATCTTCAGTTACTGGATTAGTAGGCAAGCCCCTTGTATGTCCAAAACAGTCAAAGAAATGTCCATTGACAGCATAACCTTTTTCTAAATTAGGATGATAAGAGATAACATATGGAATATTTCCATAAGAGAGTAGTGCAAATTTATTATCACACTCTGGTGTAAGTAATATTGGATTAACTACATCAAAGTCTTCATCTAATACAATATTGCCTTCTGCTATAGCATCTTTAACTGCACACTGTGCATTAATAATTTCTTTGCTACCATCTTTATGAATAACTGTGTACTTTTTCATAGTGCATCCAAAAAATCATTAAAGCCTATAATAGGTGAAGATATGAAATTGTTTCTTGCAGTGTTAAATGCGGAATTCAAAGATTGGTTATATTTAAGCTCTGCAGAACCTAATACATGATATGTTAAAGGAATAGAGTCTTTTGTTGTAGGCATTACTCTACCATGACCAAAGCAGTCATAAATATAATCGCCTATCTTATAATGACTATCTAAGGTATATTTGTGAACAGTATATACTTTACCGTTTAGCAGTTGAACCTGTTTACCTACCATATCATCTGTAAGAATGACTGGATTTACAAGTACACAATCATTATCAAGTACGATATATCCTTGGTTCATGAAGAAATACATATCGTTTAAATAAACATGCTCATGACTTTTAGGATAATGAAGTATATGTTTATCGCCTTCACGGTCAATAAGGATAAGTTTTAGACTACCATCTTGAGATGGAAATACATCTTCTAATCTAAATTTATCTACTTTCATATAAATTCCTTAATCCACTTAGTCATAGTAATATTCCTTTGGTGAATATTTAATATAAAAGTCTAAAGCATTTACTTTAATATTGTTTTCTTTAAGCCAACGTCTAGTTTCATCTTCCATTAATGCTGAATAAGCTCCATCAGGAAGTCCATCAAAGAATTGGTTTAATTGTTGGATAAGAGCTTGATACTCTTCTAATTTATCTTTGGATAGTTTTACTTTTTTTATATTACCAACCTGAGATTTCTACAGTAGGAGTAACAAAGTTGTTACAATATTCTACTTTATATCCGGCATCTTCTAATAAATCTATCCAACGATTATCATTAAACTTTACGTCATGTTCGATAACTTCATCTTCGTCAACGAAAATAAAACCTTTATTTAAGCTATTAAGAATTTTGTTTTCAATGTAAGTTAAAAGCTTTTTATAGTTTTCGTTACGAAGTTCTCTTACTTCTTTACAAGATTTCATACAGTTTCCTTAAAAATAAAAAGGCTCTCTAACGAGAGCCTATATGATATTAAAGATTAGTATTGGTACATGTAACCAGCACCAACTGTTACATCTTTCTGAGTATCAATACCAGCAGAAAGTTTAATGATATGGTGACCATTATCAGATGCACGAGAGTAACCTACTGCAAGAGCAGATTGACCATGTTTATGACCTACACCTACACCTACACCAGATTTACCTGAAATGTAAACTTGCGGAATATTTGCCATAGCAGCAACAGATGCAATACCTGCATCAGCACGTTTACGGTTTTTACGTACATCACGGTCTAAACGATGGATAGCTTTAGTATTTGCATTTACTTTAGCATCTACACTATCAATACGAGCATTTACTTTAGATACTTGGTTTACTACTTCAGCTTTTGTTGCTAAGTGGTCTACATTTGTATCTATGGTATATACAGCTTCACCATTTGAACCAAGAGTTTTAATAACAGTGGTATTTTTACCAGCTTTTACTACAGAGTGTTTCTTGGCTTCTACTTCTACTGCATTGATACGAGCAGAGTTATGAGAGATATTGGCAGCGTTATCTGCAATACTTGCTTTATTGTCTGCAATGTCTTTAGCATTGGTTTCAATCGCTTTAGTATTTTTATCTGCTTTGGCTTCTACTTTATCAATAGCTGGTTGGAAGTCTTTAGAGCTTACTGTATAAGTTACTTTACCGTTACTGTCTGTACTTGTAGTTACAATTACATTATCACCTGCAGTGACTTCTGGTAATTTCTTCTCTACAGCTTGAATATACTTAGTATTTTCAGCAATATCTTTCGCATTCTTGTCAATTAATGCTTCTGCTGCACGAATATCTGCAGTATTGGTTTGAATAGCTTTGGTATTGTCAGCAATCGCTTTTGCGTTGTCTTTAATACCTTGAACATTCTTACCTACTTGGTCAGCTACTAAATATAATTGAGAACCGTTGATAGCATCAGTAGATGTAGCAGAGATTTCACCTGCACCTACATTTACTAATTGACGTTCTTTACCTTCTGAACCAACAGATACAGTTGCTACTGGAGTATTACCAGCAAAGCCACTGTAAGTAATAGATTGTACAGTTGCTTCATTTACTGGTTTCTCAATTTTAGATACAGAGTTAGAACCTAAAGCTACGCTATTATCGTGCGTAGTAAGAGCGTTACGACCCATAGCCATTGAGTTAATACCTTTGGCTTGGCTATCTATAGAAATCGCTACAGAACCGTTTGCAAGAGCATTTGAGCTATCACCTAATGCTGTACCAAATACACCATCTGCTTTAGATGATTGACCTACTGCTACAGAAGATTTTTGAGATGCAACAGAATCGTTACCTACAGCTACTGCTGAGTCTGCAGTTGCTTGTGAACCAGAACCTAATGCAAGAGCTGATTCCGCTGTTGCTTTGGCTAATGAACCAAATGCACTAGCGTTTAAGCCAGATACTTCTACACGTTCACCAACACCAGTACCTTCATTAGAAAGTACTTTGTTGTCATAACCGATAGCAGTTGCATTATGACCTTTTACAAGGTTGTAATGACCTACTGCAGTTGCTTGGTCACCAGTGATATTATTACCACCGCCATATGCATGGCTATGGTTACCAGTTACGATATTGTTCATACCTACTGCTGATAACTGTTCACCTGATAAATGGTTGTTATCACCAATAGCTTGGCTTTGATAACCATCAATAGATGAACCATCACCAAAGATGTTACCGTCTTTGGCATTAACTTTTACCACGTTTTGGTTACCATATACAGATGTACTACCGTGGATAGCTTCTACAGTGTTATCTTGACCAAATACTGAGTGGTTGTTACCCTCTACATCTGATTTCACTACACGGTTAGCATAGGTTTCTTTTGCTTCAGCAGTACGAGTATCTGGAGTATATCCATCTACAACGTATGGTTCGGTTGGTAAAGTCTTACCAGTAGTTGCTGCGTGTACTTGAAATGCAGTAAATGCAGTAATTAATAATGTACTTAGAAATTTAATCTTCATTTCACTTCCTTTTTATTCTAAATGATTGCGAAGAGCATGCTCTCCACCTACGTATTGACCGTCTACAAAGATTTGTGGAACAGTGTCAATCTTTTTACCTAGACGTTTCTCAACTTCTTCACGAGCCTCTAGGTCTTGTGTTACGTCTTTAAAGGTATAATCTAAACCTTTTTCGATACATAACTGTTTAGAACGTTGACATGGCTGACACCATGATGCACCATAGATTTCTACTTTCATTTGTTACCTTCTTTAAGTTGAGTAATTTCAGCTTCAAGTTTCTTAATTTGGCTTCTATAAGTAACATTTGAATCTACGCTATCTATTAACGTATATGTAAGTATTGCAAATAGAGCCACAACTAATAATAAACTGTAGTCTTTTAAAGCAATAAATTTAATAATCATTGCTACCCCAAATGGTGAAGCTACAAGCATAAGGGTTAGAACGAATTTTGCTAATTCAGTCATTTTTCACCTACAAATTTTTTCAATTCTGGTTTGAAATAATTAGGACCTTTTAGGATTTTACCGTTTGCATCAATAATAGGATTACCGGCTTCATCAAATTTAGACCAGTTACTCTTATTCACTTCAGTAAGAGCTCCATCGAAGTTCATACCGGCATATTGTGCTACGCCTGTTGCAGTAACAACTTGGTCGCATAAAGCGTCTAATAAAGCAGTTTTATCTGCACGTTTCCATAAGAGTTCACATTCTGCAGCAGTAAGAGATAAGAGTTTCTCTTTATACTCGATAAGAGCATCTGCTGTCTTTTGATTACCAAGAGCTTCACACATTTCAGCTACTTCTTCAAAGTGATAAGCAGTCTGCTGAATAATATTTTGAATTGTTGGTTCTGGTTTAGCTTTCTTAAACCAATCAGTAATACTTGCTACTGATACAGATTTATCGTTTAAATCACGACATTCTGTACCAAATGGAACAAAGTTATCACTACATAGAAGTGTTTCAGGTAATACACGTGAAGCTTCTGGTTCAGTATAGATTTTATCCCACATCTGTGAGTATTCTTGTACTAAACGGTCTTGAATCTCGTTACGGTTCATTTGAGTGAAAGGCATTACTTTACCGTATAAAGTAGTACCTTTTTTAAAGGTTACAAAGTGTCGCATAAGGAATCCTTAATCAATATCAATAAATTCTAAGTCTAACTCGTTAAACTTAATGGTTTGTAGTACTTCATGCCATTTATCGTCTGTATGATAGTCTACTTCTTTACAGTGACAATCTATTTCAAAGTTTGTACCGATACGGTTTAATACTTTGTAACGATGAATGGTATCTAGGATAAGGGGTACTTCACATTCTTTCTGTGGACGAGCCATATAGAATGGGCAAAGCTTGTGTAGTTTAGGTGATTCTTCAAATAACTGTTTACAGGTTTGAATAGCTAAATCAGATAAATCATCTAATGCACATTCTTCTACTGAACCAAAGGAAACAAAATCAATATAATGTTTACCGGATTGGTCTCTGCAAATTACACCACATACTATGTCCCATTTACAACGAGTGTGTTCAAAGTGCCATGCTAACTGTGGAGAAATCTTTGCAGGCATATCACGATAGAATACTGTGTTACAAGTATTAGACTGGTCTGCCATTACAAGCGTAATAGTATAATTAGACATAATATCTTGTGTAGTCTTGATAGCTCGCATTTTAGCTTTATTAGCTTTGGTTCCGTTAGTATGTTTACCTTGTCTTACTACATAGTTCATAGTGTTACCTTATTGAAGAATCTTATAGCTACTTCAAATGTATCAAATGTTTTTGATGCAGTTTTAGCAAATAAACCCTTACGCTCTTGATAAACAGCGTAAATACGTTTTCCATCTGCATAGTGAACAGTGAGTTTAGTTTCTCTCTCTGAGAACCAACCTTTTTCATAATGTTCTAACAGCACGTATTCTTGCTTAGCAGACTCTACAAAGGGCTGTAATGGTTTAGTAGTACCATTGTGAGGGATAACGTCTTTAAGCTCGTCTAAGAGCGTTTTAATGCGTTTTTTGAGGGTTTCGTTCTCTTCTTGTAGTTTAAGAAGTTCACGTTGAAGTACTTCTGGGTCTTGCAGTTGTTTTTCTACCCATTCGTCTAAGTTTTCAGGAATTTTCAAGATATCCTCCAACTGGTCTGACCAGTTAAAAAGTTGTTTACAAGGGGTCTTGACAAACTATAATAAAGATTCTTTTCTTTTACTCTTTTCTTTTCTGGATAATATAATTAAATAGAGCCAGAAGTTAAAGTAAATAAACTATAACCATTTACTGTTACTGGTTCATTATCAATAAGAATGTCTTGTGTATTGTAATCTACAGTAATTGTTTGGTTCAATGGAATAGTACTAATGTCTTTATTACCTACTTTAATGTCTTTATAGTTAAGGATAGGTAATTCATCATAACAGTAAGATAGAACATCACTTACTGTATCATTATTAGTAAAAATACATTTAAGGTTTTTCATAAATTCCTCATGGGGATAATAAGATGTAGGGATACCATCATTGATATCCTGTAGATAACTTTCGAAAATCATGTACTCTTTGAGCCAATAATCTTCATGTTCAGTTCCTCTTGCTGCTTTTAAGCGATTACGAAGAAATGTGTCATATTTATCTAACATAACTATTCTCCGTAGTATGTAGTGATATGTTTTAGACGTGGTTCAAAATCTTCTTCAGAAGGCTCTAGAGAGCTTTCTTCATCTTTAGAGACGTAACAGTCCACTCCACTATCAATAATCGCTACAGCGTCATTTGCGAGGGAATTTAGGGTATCATCAATCATAAGTGTTTGCAAAGATGTACCCATAGCAATAATAGCTTCTAATGGAATTTCTTCGTCTGTAGAGAATGATTCTATGCCATTTGCAGTAATGCATTCTACCCAGTATTTAATCTTCACTTTGTCCATATTCAACTCCAATAGTAGGACGACCATAACGGTCTTTAAAGTATGTTGGTGTAACCGGTTTATACAAGTGTTGGTATCTGTCCAAAGAAGATGGACGTAAAGCTTTTGGTAGAACTGAACCAAAGCATAAATACTCTAGTTTTTCTAATGCAGCTTCTGATATTAATTTGTAATAGTAAGCTTGGTCTTTAAGTTCTAAAGCTTCACTAAATAAATCTTCATTACGTTGGTTAAGCTCTTTAATTTGTTCTTTGAACTCACCTTGTTTACGCAATAAACGTAAGTTTTTAGCGTTAAGTTGTTTAATCTTAGTCATAGCAGTTTTTAAAGCAGTTTCTGCTGCTTTTGAAGTTTTTTTATAGTTCTTAATGATATTAGCTTGAATTTCTGTTAAAGACTTCTGTGCTCCCATCATTGAATCTAATTGAGCTTCAGCAAATTTTAAATCTTCTTTAGGAACATATCCTAAAAGACTAAATAGTTTTTTAATCATTTAATACTCCATCGGCATAAGTAATATGATATTGTTGAAAGAAGGCTTGAAGAGCACTAATAGTAGTTACTGCTATCCATCTACCACAAGAGAATGTCTTATGGTAGCTATCTTTTTGGGTAAATATTTTGATAAGAATACTTTCAGTTATAGGGTTATAGTCCCATATCAATACACCTTTCCTAAATAAAGAAAAGTCTACACCAATATAAACAGGAATAATTGGACAATGTTCTTCTAACCTTTCTAAGCGTTCCAACGGGAACGCAAATGAGTCTAACCAATGTTCAATTTTTTGTAACTGTTCTGTTGTGTGGTACTTTGCCATTTTTCCCTCAAGAGTTTACTCTGATGTTCATATACTCCGATACGAAGAGTATAAAAAATGGGTTTATTCATATAACCTAAATAAATTCTATTTCCTGCAGAATAGTAACTTATAAGGTTCTTTTGAATAACAGTTCTCAATTCTTTATCGAATTCCATAATAGTATCGAAAAATGGTTGAAAATCTTCATTTTTAAAACTGGTTTCACTTATTGGAGGGTAACATAACCGATATTTAGTAGACATTGAATCAAATGAGATGTATTGAGATAAATCAAGATTAACTTTGATACCCATTTGACTAGGTAATCCTAATAACATAATTATTTCTCATATTCTTTGAATAGATTTAGTAGATATTTAATATCTTTAGAGAAATCTATTGTACCGTCTGATTCAATGTTTGAATGAACCAAGATATTCTTATAGCCTTTTAGTTTAAATTCATCTAAAAGAAATCTTAAGAGCTTATGGTCATAAAATGGTACAAGATTAAGATTAGGTCTGTATTTATTATTGATAGAGTAACTGTATTGGTCAGGACCTAATACGATAGATAAACTTGGTTTGTCTAAAAGATTAAACATAGTCATCATAAATTTTGCTGTAGCAGAATCTGGAATAACTCTTCTTTCATGCCAATTTCCACGATAGCAATCTATAGCTTTTGATGTACCAACAAAGATAAATGCATCGTATTCTAAATATTTTAAGTAAGGTAAATTAGCGATACATCCAGAATTTCCCCATTCAAAATCAGTAAACTGTTTTAGTGGTTTGAGTTTATTGGAATAGTCACTCCAATAATGTCTAATAATGCCCTCAAAGCGATTTAATATATAAAGACTTTCAGTAGTATATTCAAATTTCATTTGCGTATTGGTTAAGTTGTTTAATTGTAGATTTGATGGCTTGTGTAGTCAGAATGTCATATCCATCTGCTGCACGCATAGGCATAATAAGAACATTAGCGTCTTTGGAAATATTCATAGCTTTTAGAGTTTCTTCTAGATACTCTTCGTAACAAGTTCTATATAGTTTTGTTTGATTTTCATCATACATATAACCTGTTGGAATGGCTCTAAATGTAGTTACTACATGAATAACAGGAATTTCCAATATCTTTGCTATAAATCGGAATGTTGCAGTTTCCATTGATGCAGGAATAAGTTTTCCAAGCGGATAACCTTCAAAATTTCTATCTATTAACCATTCATCCATAATAATAAGTAAGTCTATGTCTAAAAGTTTTTTAAAGTCATAGTTTACAAATTTAGAACCAAAAGCATTATTTCTAATAGTGTTTAATAAACAACTTTGAAAAAATATATTATCCGGAAAAGGTTTATCATAATGTTTGTATCCTAAACATTTTGTTTCTTCAGTAATAGTGTTGATTTCAATGTTCATTTGTAGTTTCTTAAGAATTTAATGATTCGTTTAGTAACTTTACCTTCACGAGAAGTACCCATAATGATAGGTTCAGCAAGATAGACCAATACTTTGCTGTCTTGGTTTAGGTTTAGGTGTTTTACTATTGGGTCAAGTACACTATATGCAGTTGAACCAATAATACTTGTATAAATGTTTTGATTAGGTAATGGATTTGTTCTATATTCTGGCTCATCAAAAAAGATATTTAACGTAATAACCGGAATACCTAACCAATCACATGCTACATGAATAACTTCTGCATTATCCTCTCAGATTGCAACTTCTTTGTATTTATACACTGGATGATTAACTTTATATTTTGTAACAGGATTTCCTAATAAGAATACTGCATCATAATCTTGCAGTTCTTTTATAGGAACATCATGAATATTATTATAAATTCCGCATGCATCTGTTATAAAGAAGTGAGCAGGAGTATATTCTTTTCCTGATAAACGTTTTATAGTTTCAAATCCTAACCATTCATTTGTTGATGCATAACTAATCAATTTCATGTGCATAGAGTTTCAATTCCTTCTCTACTTGCTTTAACACAATGTTAGTATGTTTTATATCATGATGATGTTTATCAACCGCTATAAGAAAGACTTCTGCGTCTTTCTTAAGGTTGATTTCAGTTAATACACCCATGATACTGTCATGGTGAGAAACGATATAGTAAGGAAATTTAGAATGATGCTTACCATACTTTTCTATATCTTCTACATCTCTGGTTCCGACAAATAATGTAGGAATACTTAAGAAAGTACCTACTGTCAGAAATGTATCACCAAACACACTTGTAGGGAGTATCATGTCTTGATAGCGTTTATATCTTGGTTCAGTAAAAATATCACTACAATCAAGACAATCTCCAACATTGTCACCAATGTAAGAAGCACCTACAAGAATGATTAAGTCTGCATTAAGTAAATGAGAGTAATCAAAATTAGCTGCTTTTTGTGTAGAAGTACCTAAATAGTTTCTTGATACATCTGATAACAATCTAAAATTACTGTAATTATTGTTATCTTCTCTATCTCCGAAGTCTAAAGCTTTAAGGTACTTGTATTTAGAATGTGATTTACTATTTAGAGTATATCTGTAAATATTCATAACTATTTCCAGTTGCTTAATGTATTTTCTACTACGCTAATAGTGTCTAAAGCTTGTGTTAGATTATCATCTTCTTCATCTTCGAAGTCAGCGTCTAACTGTAATAAGAGTACTTTAGTGTTTTTAGAAATGTTAAGTTTACGAAGGGTATGTTGAAGTTCATAAGGCGAAGTAAGGAGGTAATATCCATTTCCAGAATAGGATTCAGCAACATCATGGGTTAATTCCCCTTCAATATCAATATGTATAAAGGGTTTACCTGTACATTGACAAATTAAATGAAAGATATCTGTATTAAAAGTTGCTGGAAAAATTCTATCACCAAAAACTAAATCTTTTGGGTCAATTTTAAATAACGGAATTTCACTAGCATCAAGACCTATATAAGTCTTTCCTATATGAATAACTACATCGTATTCAGGAACTGTTGTGTAATTGAAAGATACAGCATACGCTGCAACATTTCCAAAGATGTACTCACATCCTTCTGCTAGAATATATTTTCCTATTACTTCTCCGTCACATATTCCAGATGTTGTAGGATATTCATCTACACGTTTCCATCCCCAGATTTTAAAGTCTAGAGAGCTATCTACATATAATTTAGTGATTTTCATGATATTCCTTAAAGAATTGTATAGCATCTTTTGGTTTAGCAACTGAAAAACTATCATAAGATTCATTTTCTGGATGAACCAAAAGAATAGAAGAATTTTCTGTAAGACCTAATTCATTCTCTATTTCTGAAAATTCAGTTGTAGTGCTAAAATTAGTAGATTTCTTATTATCAGTATAAAAGAAAGTTTTTGATTGATGTGCCGGATATGTAATAACAGGTATCTGATAAGCTTCTGCTACTAATAAAAATGTAAGAACATTTGTTATAAACATTGTTCCTATATACCAATTCATGCTTGGTGGTGTAGTGAGTACAATAGCATCAAATTGCTTAAGCTTATTGTAGTTATATTTAATTACATAATAAAAATGATGCCCATAGTGGGCAATCGCTGCTTTAGTCAGATTTCTTAAGTTTCTGCTAAGTTTACCTTCGATAAGTCGAGTATATTTATAACCATATTGTTGTAATCTATGGTCAGGCGATATCGCTGTTATTTTCATTTAGAATTTCCACTATCTTATTGTATATAGTCAGATGTTTTGGTAAATAATAATTATCAGTAGGTGAATAAATTATTAATACTTTTTCTGGATTAAACTGACTAAGATATTGCTTTAATAACTTATACCCTAGAGATGAAGCATTCATTACTTTATAAATATCTGTATCCACCGAGCATGCAAGATTTTGCTTAAATTTTTTTATTGATACAGATAAAAAGGGGATACCTAAAAATTCTGCTGCAGGAATAATACCATTAGTTGAAGTTGAATCTTCTTGTAAAGGCATAACATGTCTAAATTCATTAGTAAAAATATCTGAAATACTAATAATGGTATCGTATTTTAATAAATCTGAATAATTTATATCATAGTCAAATACTGTAAATATTGAGTAGATATTTAAACATTTTTCTACAAAGGTTAATTCTCTATCAGACATATCAATGTATTTAGCTTCTTTAATTTCTCTTGAAAAGCTTTCACTGAAAGACCATACGTCAATTTTCATATTTTTCTAATTCCTTTAAGATGTATTGTAATGTTCTGGCTGTATAGGAATATGTAGATGTTTCGTAATTAGCTATAAAGATAATTACTTTACTATCTTGGTTCAGATTATATTCTTTTAAACGATGAACTAATTCATCTTCAGGAATAATATAATGACTGTGGTGAAACATAAGTTGTTCTTGGTTAGAGAATCCATTTACAGGAATAGCTAGTAATGGAATATCTAAAGCATTCTGCAATATGTCTGAATGGATGACCTAACATAGCATTAAAAATTACTTTACCATTAGGTCTAAGATGAGCTTCTGACATAATGACAAAAGCGTCATAGTTCATCAGGTCAGAATAATTAGTAATGATGGCTCTATCAGTTACTGTTCCTAAATACTCAGGGAAAGATGTATATAAAAATTGAATAAATTTAGGTGCTTGTGAAAAGAATTTCTTATACATTAAAGTATACCCTTGTTTCACAACACCTTCATCAATACATTCTGCTGTTATGTTCATTTATATCCTTTTAATATTCGATAGGTTTGTTCACAAATACCTTTTTGAACACCACTAAGAAATGTAGGACATCCGTTTAACAAGAGTACTTTACTACCTTTTTTAATACCAAATTCTTTGAGTTTGGTTTCTAGATGGCTTACATCAATAATAGGCTGTTCATAGTGATAAGCTTCTTCGAGAAGTCTAAGATTTTCTATTAAAGATTCTTGACGGTTACATATTACAGCAATAAAAGGTATTTCCATATATTTTGCTATTTCACTATAGGGATTTAAGCATTTATCTTGAATCATTAAATCATTTCCGTTATGTGCAATTCTTCCTATTGAAATAATACAATCATAATTTAATATAGATTTATAACGGATTGCTCTAGAGACAATTCCCCAAGTAGCTAATCTATCTAACCATTCTTCTGTTTTACTTAATTCACGTCTTATATATGGAAAGAACTTTGCTCCATGCTTTTCAAAGAAACGATTATCTTCATCAAATTCATGTATAGTAATTTTCATAAATACTCCATAAAACAAAACAGGCAAAGGACCAACCCTTCACCTGTTTTTTCTTTGTTCCCATTAGGGAACAAAGTGGCATAGACTAGCTATTCTTTAGATTCTTCAATAGCTTTTTCAATAATAGCTTTAATGATGTCTATTACTTCTGATTCAGCTTTTTGTTTAGCTTGTTTTAAGTTTTTAACTTCAGTACCAATGTCTGTTAGGAATTTTTCTGACAATTCAGATAATTCTTGATATGTACCGAATCTAGTATAGTTTCCATTATACATACCATTCCACATTGATACCATCCAGTGTAACAAATGTTTTGAAGCTCCATGTAGGATTCCTAATGCAATCCGGTATTCATCAACAGTATATTGTTCAGGTAACACTGTTTGGATATACTCAGGTAATGCTTCACGTAATTCACGCATAAGGTCATCTAATGATAACAATGTTGTTACTTGGATTAATGGTGATGCAAAGTATGGTGGAACATCATCTAATAAGGTTAGCGTTTTTTCTGCTACTTGAATTTCTGCATCAGTATACCATTCACGAAATTTTACAGAATCAATGTCAGTACTATCAGTTTTTTGGATTAATTTACCAAAAAGTGTAAGTTGTACTGGTGTTTCTTCAGCAGTAGGAAGTACTTGTTCAGCAAAGTTATCAATATTGATATCAGTCATTTGTTCCATGAGATGGACACCTGATTTAAGCTTTTCTTGTTTAGCAAGTGAACCAAAGTAATGAGCAATATCTAACGCTGCAGGACACACAATATCACGTACTGCTTGGAAGTTACCTTCACGAATATATTTCTTAACTTCATCATTCTTATCAAACATAATTTGATAGAATTTAGAAGGTTTATCTTCTTCTGGTTCAGCAGATGACAAGAAGTCTAATTCTGCTTTTTCTGAGATAGTAAGGTTTGGTTTAGATTTTAATTGCTCTAAACGTGCAATTTGTTCTTGTGTAAGAATCATGATTAATTTCCTATTAATAGTTAATTGATGCTATTTCTAGCGTTTATCTTCTTCTACTAGGGAATAATAAGTTAATCCTAATAGCTTCAGAATTTCTTCTAGTGCAATGTGTTTGTCTGCACTTGCACCTACATAAGGAGTTCCATCAATAGAGTATGCATGAACCTCTTTATGTACGTTTTCATCTACCTTTACTAAGGTAATGCCTAAGTATCTGACCGTTGGAACAGGTCTTTTATATCCGAATACCATAATGAGTCCTTAAAAAAAAAAGCGTCCCATTAGGGACGCAATGATTAACAAATACCATATTCACTTTCACGAATAAGTTTTGCAACTTTGTTTCGTTGAGATTGTGGAATATGTAATTGATGATTGTTTGGAACAAGTTGTTCTGTAATGAATTCTAATACTGTAGATTGGCATAAATCTGCTAAAAGTTCTTTATACCAATAACGAGTATAGTTACAGTAGTTTGCTTTTGTATAAAAGCAGTCATGTACTGTTACAAGTTCAAAACAGCCTTGTGCATAAAGTTTATGAAGAACTTCGGATAGTTTATTACGGTGTTTTTGAGAGAGTTTAAGTAACATACTAATATCTTTAATTTCGTCTGCAATACGAATAGTAAAGAATCCAGTAGTTTCGTAATAATAAAGTAAATCACCAAATACACCTAATTTATCCATTTCTTCTACTGAAATAGCGTCTTTTGCTTCTTCATCCATTTGGTCAGTAATAGTATTTAATAAATATAATAAATACTCAAAATGACCTTTATCAAAATTAGCTCTACGCTGCATTTCTCTACAAATCATGCCATCGAGGGCGTGAGTTGAATTTGCACAGTTACTTACAGAGTGTTTTGATGTACCTTCTTCTTTAACTTTAAATTCAATATCATGCCCATCAATTTGAGCTAGATATGTATTTTGAACTAAGTTTGGAAGTACTACATCAAATGCATCTGGAAGACTAAAAGTATGTCTTGTAACTTCTGGATTCCATGAATCACACCATAAATTTCTTAATGAAAACGCACCTGTACAAATGTTTTTATTGGCTTGATAGAAACATTGTAATTCTTCATCAGTATGTCCAAAGTAATCTTTTGGTCTTTTATTTGAACCATAATACATTGGCATAATAGAGTCTTTACAGTTGTCTCTAGTCTTATTGTTTGGTTTACCATATAAACGTTTAAATTCTTCATATACAAGTGTATATGCATCATTTCGTTTATTACCGATTAATCCTGTAGAAGTTAATCCGGATTTACATGCAGTTAGTGCAGATAAGATTTGGATACCAGAACAGCATGCATCTAATCCAATTTTATATCCACTAGGAATACCATTTAAAGTATCTCTATATGCTTGTAATCCACCAAATACTAACGCAGGTGCTTCATCTGATTCGTTAGCAATAGCTAACAATTCTTCATTTGAAGAGTCTTTATTAACTCTTGGTTCAATAGTTTTATTAAACCAATCTATACGTTCTTCAAATTGAAGTTTATCTAAGCCAAAGTTATTGGCTACATCTATTTTAAGATAGTCTTTACCTGAATAAGTTTTCATGGGATTTCCTTGTTGTTGAAAGTAGCCAGACTTTGCTGGCTTAGAAGAAGTTGATTTCGTCTGTAATAAGTTCTTTGTTATAGAACTCTATACAAGCTTTTTGATAGCTGTTCCCTTGAGGATTACACCAATAACCGATTGAATAAATACGTCCACGTTTGTCATATTTATGCGTATGCCAGAATTTGTTTCCTTGGTTCACCAGCATTGCAATAAATTTGATAGATAAACGTTCAAACTTTTCAAAAGATTCCAATTTTACTTTGTATTCTTCTGTTAGTTTGTTTGTCTCTTCATCAAATAAATCTCCCCAACAGTTTCTGATATTTCTTACAACATCAGTATTAATTGTTAATGGGATTTGGTTATATCTATCAAGTATATCTGTAGATAGATTTCCTAGATGATGGTTATTGTTCAGAATAAGGCTATCTGAACCAATAGTAAGATAACCACTGCCACGATTGTTACCTTTATAGTTTACCTTTAAAGGTTCTACAATCATTGGTGGTAAAGATTTTAACTCTTCAATTTTTGAAGCAGTTTCTGGATTAATAATATAATTTCTCCAAATCTTTTGATTACCTTTTATTGGTTCTAAGTCTATATAATCTCTTTCACAAAGTTCCATAAGAACTTCTGAAATAATTTGTTTAGACTCACTGATATTGCCCTTTTCCACTAACATTTCGATAATAGTATCAAAATATACGTGTTCACGTTCTGCAACAATACCCATAACATCTAATTTGATATTGAGGTGTTCTTCATCCGGTTTGAATAAATCTTGAAATTCTTCACGAAGTATTTGACGAATTTGTCGTTTATTGTATGTATTTTCCCACATACGTTGGGTTTCTATTTTATCTCCAAAATCTTTATGGAAATGTGGAATAGAGTTTATATGACCTAAGTCAAACATATTTATACCTCGACTAAAGTTGATTCAATAAATATTTCTTTTCCTGCTTTTTCAAAGCGGTCTAATTGTCTTGCATTATCTTTTTCATCACCAATATACAAAACAACATCAAAGCTGTTTATATCAATGAATAAAGCATTTTGGATAACTTCTACATCAATGTCATTATCTTCACCAAGTTCTGTTACGATTGGTTCTAAAGGATAATTTCCTTGTACTAATAAAGAAGTTATTCCATCAAGATTTAAATCATTGATAATGTCTTTTAATGCATTAAACAATACTTCGTTTGATGTTAATCCTCCAATAATTAGAATACGAGGATGTTTTGTATAGTCTGTATGAAAAGTATTTTTTAGACTTTCTACAGTA